CTAATTTTCCGATTCCCATGACTTTGAAAATTCTTTATCCTTAAATAGATCTGCTAAGCCAGATACCTGTTTGAGCCTTAATAGCTCATCCGCCTCCATACCCAATTCTTTACCTATGCGCGCATCACTCCAGTTATGATCTTTAAGCATGGTTATTAACCGACTCGATAATTCTGTTTGGTGTGCCCCACGAGCCATATTATGCCTTACAGTAGATGTTATTCTGTCTTCAAGGTTTTTATTAAGTAATGATACTGGCATATATCCGCCCATACTTTCTGATATTGATTTGCTGCCCTTAACAGTCGTTGTACGGTGAAATCCATCAACAATTGTATAATTGCCGTCATCCCCCTGAGCTGCCACAGAAGGCATAGTTAACCCGTCTTTTGTTATTGAAAGCTTAAGTAACCTCATCTCCGGCGGTGCGACTTTATTGGGGTTGTAATCGTTGGCTACAACCTTATCCAGCGGCACAAGCTGAACAGCTAAAACCGGGTGATCCCACCCCAACATATCTTTTAAGGCCAGGGTTACCTGATTATATAACTCTACTTTTTCGGCAACCGGCAAATCTTTTGCCTCTTTTATCTTATCTAATATTTCTGTCATAATAATTCATTGTATTTCATAATCATTTGGTACTGGCGTTCTTTATCTTGTTTGGTTAATGCAAAGGAAAGCCCTTTACAAGCATAGTCGTTTTTAAGCAAAACCTTTACAATGCGCCTCCATGACGGAAACTTCTTCTTGCTCTCCAGCCGTACATCTCCGTAATCAGGAATTTCGGCATATCCTTCTTTTTGCCACCAGGTGATGAACTTATTTATTTTATCCCGGTAATTAGCAGCTGCTTCTTCTGGCATAGTAGCCAGCAACAATTCAGCATAGCTTTTGTAAGTGTGGCCCGGGGGCAGGTATATTTTACCTTGATCGGCCATAGCCATATCATGCACGTACCTTTCACCGTAATTAACACCCGCTACGCGGTTTAATATTTTAGTCCAGGTATCATGCTCCAGTACCTTGAACAGATATAATCCCTTTTTCTGATCATCTCCGTACGGTTGACAGATACGCATGTCCTTCATCGGAACATTGGCCATATTGAAAAGGTCGTATATCCGGTTATAATCCCATCCGAATTTGCCGTTAGCAATCCATATATCTTCCGTCTGCCAATCGTAAAGAGGATAAGCGTTGTAAAGGTTCTTTCTGATCTGGGAGGTCCATTTATAATCCTTCCATTTAGGCTTATCTTCAACAGTATGAGATGCTACCGCCAGGTAACGGTTAAGGCTTTCCTGAGCCCTTATACCAACCAGGGTACAGCATCTTTCTCCCTGGGCCACCTCATAGGCATAATCAATAATGAAGCGCTCGAACTCCATTCCTTTTTTAAACCACCCCCATTTATTTACATCCGATATTGCGCATCCCGGCATATCTCGAACCCAAATATCTTTTGCCTGCTCATCCCAACACGTCCAGTTTACTTGTAACTGACTTACTGCATTGCGAAGATTTAAAGGCAAACAAACCCAATCCATTTTAATTTCCGGCCGGGCATTCATTCGCTCAACATATTCTATTGTATTTCTGTATTGAGCTTCCAGATCGATATATAAGGCGTTCACCGGCAAGCGGTTCATTTCTCTGGCCACTTCGATCGCTAATTCAAGCATCACGCCGCTATCCTTTCCGCCGGAGAAGGAAACGTAAACCTTTTCAAAGTCTTCATAAACCTTTCGGATTCGATCCTTTGCTGCTTCGTAAACATTTATATCAAGATACCTTTTCGCCATAGTTTCTACCTGTCGTTTTAAAATATTCAGCCATGTGGGCTTTTTTATCGTTGTTTTTCCGGATGAGAGTTTCAAGATTTACATTCCCTTCCAAAGTCAAGTATCTACAATCCATTTTCTGCCCTAACCGAAAATTGCGCTTCATTCCCTGGCTTACATCTCCCCAGTCAAAGGTTCCATCGAAGAATATCATATACGGCCTATCCTGCAAATTATAGCCATGTGAGCCGCTTTTGTAATTAAGTACAACGGATTTGGGATAACGTTTCTGACAGGTCTCCCGGCTGGCGATATACTTACAATAAATAATCAGCTTATCCTCTGCCTTATCTTTAATCCAACCGTCTACTAAATCAAATTTTTCAGGCGTTATACAGTACTGGTGTTGCATTTTCATTGTGAGTTCCAGGAATATGTTATTGTTCTTTAAGAGCAACATTTCATCATCCAAATACTTTTCCTTTAAATAAGTGTATTGCTCTTGAGCCTCATCGTCAAGGGTGTAATATTTGGTTTCAAATATTTGTTTTACTCCCAGGTCTAAATCACACTCGTACACATACTGACCTATCAGAGAATATAGATAATCAATATTTTCATACCCGGTAATAAACTCTTTGCGGCCTATTTCCCGATGCCTGCCATTGTACTTAATGATGGTTGTGTATTTGCAAAACGTGTTCTTAAACTCTGCCAAACTCATATTCAGTATGCGTGGGTCAAGGAATTGCATTTGCGGGTAAATGTCTAACAGATCACGGGTTATCGGCTCTCCATTCAAGATTAACTTATTACCCGCCATCTTACCCAATTCCAATACCCTTTTTGTGCGCTTGGCGTCATGGTTTTTGACTTTGATGCTTTCATCAACAATAATCATCGGATTCCAGGCGGTACGAATTTTATTATACACCTGCAAATATTGCCGGTCGCTTTGCCCGATGGTTTCCACACCTATATAAATCACCTCCTTTGCTTTGAATCCTCCCCATTTAGCAACTTCTTCCTTTACAGATTTAATTTCCGGGTCTTTGGGATCAATTAACCGCAATGGCGCAATGTAAACCAATAGATCGCAATCCCTCTGATTAGCCAACTCTACAGCTACCCGGGTCTTACCCGTGCCCATAGTCATGAACAGGGCAAAGCAGAGCCATTCAGATGCTTTTGCGTGGGCTTCTGATTGGGAGGCGGTTAATTGCATTTTAAGCCATTAATAGTATTGTCTACTACAGGTTGCTTTTGCTCCGGTATATGGTGCTGAACCTCTGTAATGACGGTTTCTTTTTCGATGATTTTAATAGTCTCCATTTCCACGCTGTCGTTAACATTTTCATCAACAACACCAAACTCGGACATCATTTGAGATGCGTTGAGTTCAGCCTCTCTAATTACATCGCGAGAGTTATATCTACCACGACCGTATAGTTTTACTTTAAAAACCCATTCATCATTGAATGAAAAGGTCATATGATAACCCTTTCCACCTTGCTCACGAACCAGTTTTGCCGGGTGCCAAAAATACCACCCATTATAATTTTTACTTCGATTAGGCATTTTTATCAATACAGAGCTACCGGTCTCACCCTGTATTGATTGTGCGTTGAAGAATATTTTATGCCACATTGTAGTATTCTTTATATTCCTCAACAGATTGAAAATCATCTATCCAAAGGCAAGGTTTTTCCCTTAGATAAGTCAATTCTTTGCGTGGAAAAAATTCATTTAGTATGTAACAATTATTCATATCATCTTCTGTCAACTCTCCGCACCAAATACTTATAGGTGCCTTAAAATCGTGCAGGCTGTCAGCAGACCACATTACAGAAGATTTCTTTGAAGCGTAGATGCGAATAGTATTGTTACGATTTAGCATAGCCGCCATTACCGCCCCTGTTGGGTTTCCAAAATCGATCCCTGCTGTATTAATAAAGACGTTGATAGCCTGTTCCTTAGTATATGGGTAACCAACTCCCGCTACAAATTCATTTAGACGTTCATCAAAAGATTTTTGATTTGCTACATTTGATCAAATAATTTTACAGTTTTTTTTAAATATTTTTTGCACAAAAAAACCCCTGTAGAAACAGGGGCCGGATTCATAATTAATACTTGCTAAAAAACTATTTTAAAAAATACAAATCCACTTCTGCCTTTCGCCTCTTCACCAACCCGTCCAGTTTCTTCCCGTCTGCGTTAACCCACTTTGCGAACTCTTTTGCGATGGCCGGGTCTTTCGGATTGATATTTACTTTTTTCGCCAGCCTGGACGCTTTCAAATTACCCTCACCCAGGTTATAGGTGAAGCTCACAAGGGCGTCAAATTGGTTCTGGCTAATATCATCTCTTATCAACGCATCTACAGCCAATTCAAAGCGTTTTAGATCGTATTTAAGGTAATCCATTGCCTGGGCCTGTGTAATAGGCTTATCCTTCAGGGTTACTTTTTGGCCCGAAGGATATCGTGTTGTTCCGTAACCGATTGTTGGCACACCTGCAGGGCATAAATAAGGCTTTGCACCAAAGCTTTCAAAATACTTTATAAGATCGATGCCCTTCTGACCTGTTTTTGTGATTTTCATAATTTAAGCTCCTTTTCAATTTCGGATAGCCGTATTTGTAAGCGCTCTTTTTCTTCGGTGAGGCGTTTAGTTTTTAAATCTGCTGGCTCTGTCCATTCATAACCAAATGGTTCAAACCCTTTAGAGAAATCTTCCGCTTCTTCTTTTGTCGGAAACTCTTTACCTCCCAATAACGTAAAATGATTTGGATTCTCATCCGACCATTCCACATAAGCCCACATGCGACTATTTTCATGACATCTTACCTGTCTTATTAGTGCCATTATTTTAGATTTTTATGTTTTAAAATTTAGTTATAAGTTCCACTCACATACATCCAATTATTACCCTTGATATCAGTCACCTTTACGCAAACCTTTATACCTGACTGCTTAGTAATACTGGCATCGGTGGAGATTAGCTTTTGATTCCCCAAATTTGGACTGAGCTTATACCATTGGTATTGCACTTTGCTTTTATCTTCAGCGTTAGCCCCGTTATACTTGTAGGATGCTGTTAGCTTCCCCGACTGCTCCACCACCTTGATGTCGCTGGCATACGGCAGGGAAGGTAAAGAGCCGATTTTGTAAGCATTCCAGATTTCTTTAAAGTATTCCTCCCTTTCCTGATCAGACATTCCCCGCTCAATAAACATTGAGGCAAGCCAGTTAAAATCGGTTGAGTTGGTTTCAATTCCTACGCCATAGCCCAACCGCCTCGGCCAGTCTGCATCAGGGGTGATTATTTCCCCCATGTAGGTACCGTTTACCCAGGCCTTGGCTTTTCCTTTACCGTTTCCTGCGTCTTCGTACCGCACATGAATAAAGGATAGCTCAAAGTATTTGAGCGGTGATTTTTTGGAAAAATAAGTGTCGCTCCTTAATGCCCTTAAATCGTCAATTGCAGCGAATCCAATGTAATAATTACCCCATCCGCTGTATAGCGCCTCATAGTTCGTTCCCGGCATTTTTCTAAAGATAATCGTTACCTCTTCCGGTAATGAGAAGGGCTTATTATTGTCTCTAACCTGGATCTTAAAATTAGCGTCTGGCTGATTCCTGAAGACAAGTTCGCCGTTTGCCAAAAATGGCCTTTCTAATGTTGGAGTGGGCAAGCCGACATAAGGTAGGTTGACGCCCTTTATAGCTTTCAGGTCAGTAACCGCCCCGGACACATCAGTAACAGTGTTGGAGGATGTATAATAAGCGTTCACATAGCTTTCTATATTACTTTTAACCGGTTCTAAAACCACTGTGTCAACATTACCCGGTTCGGGCTGTGTAGGGAAAAGCCGAATCAGACTATCAATACGCGCGTTTGTCTTTTTGTTATCCGCCTGCTGAATCTCATACGCAGCTTTAATCGTTTTGGGCGTTTGTGCGTGCACATTTAAGCATGCTACTATTAGCAGTAGCGCTATAATTTTTTTTACCATGTTGATTTTCTTTTTTTAATATTGATTAATCGGGTTATCGGGTTAAAGGAAATAGAGTAGGACGGATCAGTGCAAGTCGCAGAAACAATGGTTTGGGAGCCGGAAACAACGAACGAGAGATCCTGCCAGCTGATCCGGTTATTATCTACAGCAGCACTATCTATAGCAACATTTAATTTATTGCCATCTGTAGAAGGAGATAATGCTATCTTACCTCTCAAATACCGATATTCGAGCATTTCGCGTAACGAAGTAAAGAGTAGGTTATCGCCGCCCCGGCTCACCAGGTCATCTATCCACGCATTAAAGTTTGCTTCGTCTGCACCAGCATAAACTCCGTGCGTGCCTATGGCGTAAAAACTAAAACCATCATCAAACAATTTATTGTTAAGCGCCCATTGCGGTCCGGCATTTGTCCAATTGTCGGTAAAGTCCCTCCGGATGGCCGAATATGCCGCTGATGCAATATCATTGATATATCCCTGGGTGGTCCATTCGGGATAAGGCTGGAACGAGTCGAACGTGCCGGTAGAGCTGCCACCTATATAACCTAAAGCAGCTGCTGCAGTCATATAACCATCGTAATTTGTCGGCACTACCAGGCAGGACATCTTATAGCCCATCTTCTCAAAGATCATATCATCAAGCATGGACGTGTTCAGCTCCGCATTATCACCATTATTATAATTACCGAAGGGGTCATGATAGAAACTATGATTCATTACGTCAAGTCCGAAAGGAAGCATTTCCAAACGTTCAGCATAAGTAAGAGCGTTAGAATTTGTTCCTATTTCGGAGTTATCTCCCTGGTCTCTTCCGTTGACTGCCACACCACATCCAAAGGGTATATTATTGCCGCAACCGTCTGTGTAGTACGTATTTTTTAGCTTACTGTTCCAAACAGAGTATAGCGTCTTAGAAGCATCATCCATCTCAAAGCACACCCATTTGCTTTTATTATGCTTGACCTCAGGAATGCTAACAGTAGCGCCGGAAGCGGGGGCATTGAAAAGTATCTCCAATACCAACCCATCCACCGGCGCGGGTGCAGATAAAAAAACTTTGCCTCTTCGTAATGGTATCATTATTATGGTTTAGGTACAGAGGATTCCTCAATAACAATAGCTACAACGTTGAACGATACACCTCCCGCTTTCTTTGAAAAATCTATAGTAATGCTACTGCCTTGTTTGTTGTTGAATACTACCCACATCGGGGATTCCATCTCTGGATCGGCATTTACCCCGTAATTATTATAGGTGACTTTAGATTTAACATCCGCTCCAATGGCGATATTCATTTCGTCAGTAGGGCCTTCGTTCGAGAGCGCCGCAACGTACACCTGGTAATATTTGACAGGATCCAGACCCGCTATCTGTATTGATGGTGTACTATCCCAGGCATCCCATTTAAATCCGTTATTCCCTATTAACTCTGGAAGTAGCGCACCTGAAGGCCACGGGCTTAATACTTGTGCATTAGTACCGGACCAGGATTTTGGTGCAGTTATTTTTATCGCTGTGTTTGCGCCGGTGGCAGTATTTAAAAAGCCGGAATCATAGCCTCCGTCTTCTGCTATATCTGCATTAGAAACAAGCAGATCATTCCAGCCCGACACGCCTGAAGGAGATGAATATTCACCTTCTGGATTTATCTTAATACGGCGCTCTACAACGTAGCTACCTCCCTCTGCGTTTGTAGTTACAGATATTTCAGAGGAAGGCCCGTCCGTTAACCCTGGTTTTAAAAACCTGGCAGAAACACTATATTCTGTTTCAGCAGTCAATCCCGATTTTACAAATGGCGTTCCGGTTTGCAGATTATCTATCACGCCATCAAACGTCCACTCTACAGTAGCGTCAGAAGGTAGATTTGTAACCGGGATGCTGAAAGAGCTGGCTGTTTTAGAAACAGTCCCAAAAATAGGAGCCGGCAAAGTTTCCGGCGGCGTACCCGATTTTAGCGTAACAAAAGGAACGGCCTCCGGATCTGAATAGGTTGTTTCCGTCTTCCCATCAGGTTTGTACCATTTAGTTACCACAAATTGATCTCCGCTTAAAAACATAGCCGGAACAGCAATTTTTAAATCTGTATAATCATTCGCCTCGTTTAGTACGGCCTCCAGCTCGCCAGGCGTAGCACCACCGCCGGAGGCCATATTAAAATTTGCCTGAACGTACACTAATACCGCATCTACACCCGCAAATGAATCGCCATTTGCATCCTGAAATGATGTGTATGGTATAGACCGGCCGCTTAGCATGCCGTCGACCGCGAACATTACTTCTCCAACAATCCCGCTGGTGAACGCTTTTACGCGATTTTTAACCGTTGTGTATTTTTTTGAACCACCTGGCCCCGTAAGAGTAATCAAGCCGCCGCCAGATGGGTCTAATTTTATTTCTTCCATGATTTTTTTTTGTCCTGGTTAAATTAAATTTGGTCGGGCTTTGTAACCGTAACGGTAGAGCCTGGCTGTATAGCAGATTTAATATCTTCTTTTGCACTCTCTACGGTGTCAGTAGTAAGGTATTTGAATAACGCCGCCAGCAACGCGCCTAATGCGGCTATAAGTGCGGGTTTTAGCTCTATCCAGGTAGGAAACGCTCCTGCCGACAGGCTGGTGATAATAAGCGTTACAACGCCCGTAACAGAAGACAGTACGATACTTTTAATTGCTTCTCTTTTTGTAATGTTTGCCATGTTAAACTATTTTGATTTTTTTAATGAATAGAAATATAGAAAGGGCTGCGAGGCCCAGGAGTATAAGAGACATAGTTCGCCACGTGTTGCGGCCCTGTGTGGTTGATGCAAGTTCCTTATTGACAGATCTAATCTGATAGGTATAATAGATGCTATCGCGCGGATCTTTTACTACGGAGGTGATTTCACTATAAACAGTATCTGGATCAGACTGAAGACAGTTGCACGGTACTTTTACGGGCACCTTGATAATAGACCCGGGAGCCGCATTAGTAGCCGTGTCAGGGCAATCGGCCATAACCACTTGCGGAACTATAACGGTGTCTTTTTTGCCAGGTAAGATTTTAGTAACAGTATCCCGCTTAGATTCGCCACATGGCCAATCCTTTTGAGAAAGTAGCGCAACGGTGGGTAAGTGCTTTTCTTTGGCCTTAACATAATACTTCGTAGCCTGCTTTACAGGGTTGCATGAAAAGCAGCCGATCAACAGTATCGTTAAAGACAAAAAGTAGAGGAACATTATTAAACATCCGCTTCTGTTCATTTCTTTTTTTTTAGCCAGTCAAAAAATTTTATACCCTTTAATAAACCATCTTCCCCGGGAGCCTTCCACATGTTGGTGCGGAATGTATCGCCGCCATAGGTTACCTCGCAGGTTCGATAAATAATGACAGGTCTTTCAAAGTATTGCGGCTCGGTAAAAGGAAAATCAACATCTATACTTTTAGGCAATACAGGCGCAGATGATTTATCTTTTACTGGCTTTCTCGCCCGAGACTTGACTACTGATTGTTGTTTAGGCACCAGGGAAATAAGGCTATCAAAAGTTTGAACTTTTTCCGGATAGGATAGTAATTTACTTTCAATAAGGTCTGCTTTCTGGCTTACAGCCTCTACCCGCTCTCCAAATGAATTAACCCGCTGAATGATACTATCTTTCTGCGATTGGGATTTACCTGTCCGAACCGGAATGAACGTCCAAATGATAGCCGCTGCAATGAGCAGCTTGTTTTTACTTAACTGCTTCATAAGTTTTGAATATTATGGTATCTATTGTATTTACAGCTGCTTCAACTTTTGGCGCCAACGTATCAACCTTCGTCTCAACTTTTATCAACTTCTCTTCTTTTTGCTCAAGCTTTTGAAGGATGATATTCTTGTACAGATCACGCTCGGTTCTTGCGTCCTTAACCTCCCCGTCCTTTATGAAAAAAGTTAAAGCGTTTGATATTATAGCAATTACGATTGTCGTTCCCCAGGGAAACCGCTCTGCTGTTTTTGCCACCTCCTTTCCTTCCTGAACGACTTCTTTTATTGCCATTTACCAAAGTGTAAAAAATTTAATCTTTTGCTTTTTGTTATTCTCCCGCAGTTTCTGCCGCTATTGCAGTAATAATCTCATCGAACCGGTCCGCTACATGTTGCTGTAATGTTTCTGTCAGAATGCCGTTAAAAACATTAGAAGAAATAGAAGGATTACCGGCGATGTAGTTAAAGTTTACAGACGTGGGCATGACGGGTTGACCTTCAGGAGTTGTGTTTTGCTTGCTTCCATTGCAATTTAATTGGTCAACTACGCCGTCTTTGAATTCTAAATTATACATAAGGTCGAACCCCTCGACATTGTTTTCTCTATAGGCTCTTTTCCTGACGTCCGATACTAATAGTAATGACATAATTTTTGTTTTTAAGTTAAAAATCGCTTTTCAAAGATAAGACAAAAGTGATTACTATATAATCACTTTTAATCGTAAATATATGAAATTAGCTAACCCTCCATACCTCCAGCCAGCGGACTATTGGTTTTGGTAGTTATTTCATTACTTTTAAGTTGCTTTAAGTATTCTAACAAAGGCAGTTTTACGTGAAATGATAGCTCCCATTCTTCAACATATTCTATAAACTCATTAATGTCGTTTTCAGAAATATCAAAAGGCTCATTTAAGGCAATCTTATTGCCTAAAACAAAAATGGGAAGACGATTTTTAGAAACATAGTATAAGGTATTTCCAATCTGCATGTGCAGGTCGGGTATTTCTAAGGGTTTTCCAATTGAGTCCACAATTTTAACTTGTTTTAAATCAAACTTTTGCATGGGTTTTTTTTTAATATTTATAATTATTGTTTTATGTACTTTTGTTATATGAGAACATTTTATTTGATTGCCATTTTGTCTATGTTTTCTTGTAGTAAGGGATCTGATGTTTCCAAAAACAAGGAAAATGTTTTTTTATGCTCCGACCAAACCATCACATATAATAATACAACTTACTACGTCTATCATACCGAGAAGATGATTGTACAAAATGGCAATTACGTCGCTTCTGTTTTTATACTTAATAACAAAAAAGAAATCACCTCGGTAGAAACAAAATCATTCCCTGTCGCCGACTCCAAAACAGAACCCTTACCCATAATTGACATCAGCGAGGAAGATCCAATAACTCAAAACCCTCATAGAACAAAGTATAGCATTTGCTTCTTAAGCAAGAACTAAATATCTAACACCCCCAGATGAGTATATCTTAACAATTCCTCCATCGTACCCTGACGTAGTATTTGGTAGGTAATCCAATTTTATCCCGCCTATCACCCTTAGCGCATAATCACCACTACCTGAAATTGAAGTTGATCCATCTGCTTGCATTGTGTGATGTGCAAGCGTTAGCGTATAGCCTGCTCCGCCTCCAAATCCAGCACGTCCGTACCTGTTCATTGTAAATCCTAAACCGGACCAAAGCCCAAATATTGCTGCATTAGTGCCAAAAGCTATACCCCCTTTATCTCCCAGTTGGTTGGGTAGTGAAGGATGCTGATCAAAAGCTTTAAACATAAATTCTCCATTAGATTTAATGTTGGAGTAGCTGCTAATCTCATTCAAGACCTTAGTTCCTTGGTTCGAAAGACCCCCATTCTGAATATCCCACCCTCCAATAACACCACTAACAATGTTTACATTATTAAAGGTTCCGGATATTGCTGTTATTGTTCCAATTATCGATACGTTACCACCGGCACCCCACACTAAATTGCCCCCAGCCCTGAACCCGCTACCATCAAATCTATCAATACCCATTTGGGTTTCGGTTGGCAAACCAAAACCTGTAACACCATATGCAGCCGCGATTTCTTTTGATGTAATTCCGTTTATATAAGACTTTACGACACCGTTTTCCGTAGCTCCAATAACACCAGCAAGAAGCACACCCTTGCCAACCACTACTGTTTCTTTAAACACTTCCGTTAAGTAAGCGGAATCCCGGCCAGTGGCTTGCCAATGAGCACCGTTCATCGTAGAACTGCTTTGGTTGGCTATATACTCTTTGCCTGCTCGAAAAACTACACCGTTAAAAGTATAGTTATCAGTAGGCACCCACTTATCGCCTGCCACATAGTTAGATGGAATGCCAGAATATGTATTAAATGACTCAGTAGAGTGCGGCTTCCAGTCCCCGGGCGCGCTGCCTTTAACAAGCATGACAGCTTTAATGTATAAAGTAGCGGCCAATCCATCTTCGGAACCTCTGTTTGTGAACCTTATATACCCGGTCTGCCCGGCGTCAGCGCTGGTTAAAATTGTACCTTCAAAATATTTGTATTCCCCGAATGTTTTAGCCTGGTTGAGCGCAAACGCTCTGCTTCTTGATCCATCAGACGTATTTATAAAGTAACAATCAACGCCTTTACAGTTGTCGGTGGTTTTGTAATAGAATCCTATCGCATACCTGGTTGAGGCCTGAAAAGTAACAGGCGGTTGCCAGGCTATATAATTTTCAATTGTTGTGCTGGCATTTGAAACGGATCTCTCTGCACGGCTACCGGTAAGAATATTTGATGTTCCTTGCTTCAGATCATTTACCTGATTTAGCGCATCGTTTGCTGTATTGTTAGCGTTATTGGCCGATGTCCTAAGTGCGGATGTTATAGAGCTACTTAACCACTCCCTCTGATAAGCATAATTCTTAATATAACTTCTCAATGTTGCGCCATCAACCGGACTGTTTGTTGTCAGGTTGCTTAACAGGTTATTACTGTCTATATAGCCTATTAAGGTGTTGTAAGCGGATAGATATGATGTTGTTGAAACGCCCAGGCTATTTGCCTGAGATGTCATAGCTAAATATTCGTCTTTTATCGCATCATACTTCTCTTTTAAAGACTGCTTATCCTTGGGATCGAGTATATTATCATTCAGCATGTCTGCTACAGCGTCAGAGGCTGCATTAGCTGCTGATTGAGCACTGTTTGCGATTGATAAGGCGGTATAGTAGTCTTGGGCCACCTGCCAGACAGTGCCACTCCACACGTACATTTTATTGTTATCGTCCGTGTCAATCCATATATCTCCTTTATCACTGGTAGCTAACCCAGTTGGCGCCGCGGTCTGATAATACACATCCGCTTTTCCGTCTGCTGTAGTCTGGGCCGTTTGAGCGGAATTAATTGCAGCGGCAATTTGACTATCCTGCGTGTTTACCCATACGCCGGACCTGTAAGTGTACACTTTATTCCCATCGTCTGTATCAAACCAGATATCACCTTCGCTTGCGGAAGACGGTGCTGAAGTTTGATAAAAGGATTGAATCTTTCCGTCAGCAGTTGATTGCGCGGTTGAGGCAGCAGCAAATGCACTTGAGGCGGTTGCAGCAGCAGCATCTATACTTGCCTGCACGTCTTTTAATGATGGCGACCAATCAGCGGGCGGTTTGTTGCCAAGTCCAAGAAAATCACAGTCCAGATATATTACATCGCCCAATTGAAAGATTCCGAATATATAGGTAAATAAGTTAGTGGCATCACTCGGAACAATAAATGTATAATTTAATTGCTGCCACTCCCCGGTAAGTGTTGTGTCTCCTCCCATACCGGTTGCTGGGGAATCCTCTGTATAGCAGTAAAATTCTAAATGAGCAATACGGCCAATAGCAGAACCAGTAGCCTTTATCCATATAGAATAATTAACCTGCTTGCCTTTAAGGTCATTTCCGGGAATAAGATTATACACCAGATAGCTTCCATAACTAACACTTGCATCTGTAGCGCCTAATGTAAGTTTTGCCGATTTACTCCCTTTGAAGGCATAGTCTGTTGATATAGATGCTGTAAAATAAGATCCGTAAGGTGTCAGTCCTCTACCGTTCTCGAAGGAGCTGTCATCAATCAGGTTTACCCCGCTTGTTTTGATATCATTCACGGCCTCCCAGGACGAATCAATAACAGGTGTGGTGTATTCTATTGATGTCGGATTACTGTAGGTGATCTTAACACGGGTACACAGGTACTTGCCGTTTTCCCAGGTGGGTTGCATGGTTGACCACGATCCGCCGGTGGGAGTTACTTTTGAAGTAGACAAATAATACTCTTCTTCAACAGAAACTATACTTCTTCCCGCTGCACCATCTGCTCCGGCTTTTGGCGTAATATTCGCCGGACTCGAATAGGTCGGACTTCCGGACGAATATGTTGTTTTGGTTCGCGTCCAAAGCTGTTGTCCAGCGGTTAAAGTAGGCGCTACGGTTGTCCATCCGGATGTTGGTGCAACGGTTGCGCTTGTATTAACAGCAAATTCAACATCAGCGCCGGTTATTGATATTCCAGCGGCCCCATCTACACCGTTACTCACGATCCCGTTGCCACCTTGATAGGCTTTTGTTCCGACTGTTGTTTGATTAGCGCCCCAATTCTCACTTGCTTCCCCTGGTTGCATTTGCCAGTTACCGGACTCGTCTTTTGACAAACCTATCAGAACGTATGGCGTTCTTTCGGATAGCGCTGGCCTGTTTTTCGAGCCCCCCAGGTTTATAAATGTTTGCCGCAATGCCGCATTTTCAAAAATGGCATCAAAGGTGTAGATACAAACAATCTTATCAACAAGCCCCTCGATGTGTGCTATCATGTCTGTAGTAAGTGCGTTGTTAGCATACGTACTAAAAACAGCTGAGGATACATCTGTGAAATCTTTATTCATTGAAGCCACAACGAAGCCTACAGCAGTATTGCTTACGACCTTCGTTTCATTAACCCATACGCCGAACTTAAATGGTGTTGCTGTGTATCCCCATCCCCATACTTCAAGATATGGAACATCAGCACCTGGAGCTCCTTTAAAGCTGATTGAATAAGTGAACGGTAACACAAAGGTTTTGCCCTCTGCTACAATAGTTACATCAACAATGCCCCCGGGGGTTGTGAGTGCCGATGATGCAGTGAATGTTATTTCTGTACCGCTTACAGTAGCTGTTAATCCGGTTGGCAATGCACCTACAGTCACAACAGCAGCTATGGCTGTTGCGCCCTTATAAGCTATTACGTTACAAACTGCACTGCCGGGTAATGCTGCGGTTTCGCTACCAGGAAAGGTGTGGTTTTCATTAGCAAGTATAACTGTGTAACCGTCTTGACCGGCAACACCCCTAATAAGTACACCTTCCGCCTCGGGCGGGAATGTTCCGCCACGATAAACGTACAATTTACCGGTGTCTGCCGTCATATAACCATCGCTTTCTGATACTCCAGATTCAGGTAAAGCGCTATACGTAGCAACAGTACCTTTTAAATTATATCCGGAACCATCTTTACCATCTATAGCTCTTGCTACAGTAAAAGTATCATTATAAGTTCCGTCACTTGCCTTTATATTTAATCCCTTGAAAGTCACCGTAGCCGGATCAATCGTTACCACATCACCCGATCTGGCAACGCCAGTAGGCAACGTACTGGAATAGCTACCGCCGTCAATACTATACTCCCAAATTGTTATTGTTGTATTTTGCGCAGACCCTGTTACAGTGAAGGGCGAAGCGGGTGTATTGACGCCTGTTTTAGATACTGTAATAATTTGCGTTGTCCCGGACAGGGTAATTAACTTAGCCGTTTTGGCGATAACATCTGCATTAGATGGAAGCCACCCTTCGGGGGCTTTATTTCCAAGCCCCAAAAAATCGCAGTCTAAATAAAAAACGTCTCCAATGGCCAGAGTATTAACAGATCGCATATTAATACTAAGGCTGGTTATAGTTGATCCTACGGTAAAAGAAATCCCCAATACTTGCCAATCCGAAGTTAAGGCTAGCATTTGGCTGTCGTAGTTAACTCCGGTTGATTCCGTTATTCTTATATAGACTTGTTTACCGATAGAAGATCCAACGCCCTTTACTCTCACAGAATACACAACTGCCTTTCCTTTTATCGCTGATATTATTTGGGGAGTTAAGTAATTTTTTCCTGTACTACCATTATAACTGTAATTAAGATTTAACTGAGTGGCACCAGCAGGTGAGAGTCTTATAACTCTCACTTTAATGGATGTATTTCCATCGAAGGCATAATCAGAAGACCTTTCCCATGCGTAAATAGGTTCGCCCCCAGTGGTGTTGGCAGTGGATATAGTTCTTTCCAGCTCGAAAGAACTATCATTCATTAGGTTTTCATTAGCAATCTTAAGATTGTCAATCTTGCTGTTTGCCGATGAAGCAGAAGATTGAGCGCTTTCGATCTCTGTTTTAACATCCTTTGTGGTACTGCCAGACCTGAATCGAATCACCCCTTCTATGATTCCATTTGCCAAATCAAAGACAGTTTGCCTGTTTGCCGAAGCTATCTCGTCTACGGTTATCCTCCCCGGCAGTATCTCGGTAAACCCATACAAGGTAACGAAAGACCTCTCCCCTTCATACTCACTATTCAAAATGCCTACAAGCAGGTGATAATACCCCGTAACTGATTCGATAGGAATCGCCGTTTCACTCAGAACGAACGTTCCGGAGGTGTTTGCCTTAGAGACTTTAGCATACAGGTAATATTTCTTTTTCTCTTCGGTCATTGGGGGGCTGGTGTACGCTGACAATGACCAGAACTTATAATCGCTAACACTATGGGTAGGGCTCATAGTTGTAATGCCCATGGTCATGTGCTGAATGATCCCGGCAGGGCAGCTCAGCACTTTAGTGGTGTTATTGTATGATATATTGTGTGCTATCTGGGTGGGCACAACCATATTATCCACAAAACGAAACTGCAATGATTCATCACCAACAAGCATCGCCATTGTGCGAATAGTAATCGGACTGATAGAATCTCCATAACCCTCCAACATGGCATTCTCCAACATCTTCAGCGTTTCTTCTGAATCCCGGAACCGGCGCTTTGTGTAATTCATCACGCTGCGGTACATCTCACCGGTTATAACCTCATTGCTGCCAATCTTTTTTAACTCACTCGATAGTGTACTGCCGGATGTTGAATTAGACAATTCCAGAACCGGGCTTTGCGGGCGATTGATATAATCTTTAACGCCCATTATGCGAATAAGAACGCCATCAGGTGCGAATTGAGGGTCTGAAAAATCAACATAACCACCAGGCTTTATTTTAGCACCGATAGCGAGCCAGCTTTGCTTTGCCCAAATGCCGTCAAGCTCGCCGGTAAAGGTGAATTTAGTTTCTTCGTTTTCATACAGGTATTTAACCGCCTCTTTGAACATATCCCAGGACGAGCCGGTCTGCGTACTATTATCGCTTATATATGCCGCGGGTAACTGTATACCGAACACAGCGTACTTATCTCCGATAGCCGGCAGAAAGACGCCCCCGGGCATAGTTTGCCCGTCAATTTCGGCAGGTACGATCTCAAAGCGCCTGTCTGCGTGTATGTATTTAACCTCAAACTCTCTGCTTGTCAGCATCCCGGTTTGAAATATAATCGTCATCTTTTCGCCATCGATCAAACAGGCCTCATAGTCAAGTGCCCCGGGAATTGAGCTGTCGATTATGTCATAAAAGTTCTTTGAGGCATCAACAACGTTGACGCCCGATGTGGCACCTACGCGGGAGGGGTAGATGTTTGTCAAATCGAGGCTATCCTCATTTCCATGTGTCAGAGCCTTGTCGCCGCGCTTGATATAAAGACCGTCTGAGTCAGTTATATAAACGCGCCCTTCGTAAGTATATGACTGTGATTTAGGAAGCAGTAAATCCGCGCTACCATATTTTGAAGCATCAATGTTCCGGGAGCCGCCCTGAACATATAGGACTTCTACGCCTTTTTTTTCTGTTGTGCGGCCAACACCAGGCTTAAAACCGTTACCCTTGCCATAAGACAGAGCCAACGGTGCACTTTTATTATACTCAACTCTGCGGAGGCTGATCTCCTTGCCGTTGATCTCCCATTCAGTATTAAACTCATCAGCGATAGCGTTCAGCGCCTCAATAAGGTACATATGATTATAAGCGATAACCTTCTCGGTAGCATCAACGTAAAGGCCAATCGTCCAACCACTTTCACGCTGGTTCAGGTTGTCAACGACCATTTGCAAATGCTCATGTGGCCTTGCTGTCATCGAAAACTTTAACCGTCCCGACTGGTCCTTTGCCTTGTATTTTTTTAAGCTTGCATCCGGCGCGTCCAGGATCAAAGTATATTCAAAGTTGCGTGTGCCGTTCTTCTTGAAATTATCCTCATCGTTCAGTGTGAAAGTTTGCCCCTCATACTCAACGTAAGCCCCAACAGGCACCTCTACATGTTCAGGTAAGGAAAAGTATAAAGTGAGCGTAGTTAGCGTCCTTATGGCACGGTAGCGGTACGCTTCATCTGTTGGGTGCACTTCAAGTAATATATTGCCTTCAAATAAAATATTCATCTTAAATAAATTCAAGGGTTATGGAAAACTTTATCCAGTTGTGAGCCGGAAAGAAAACATCAACGTTGGCGTTTTTGTAATAGCAATCATAATCAGAGCCATCAACCGTTAATGTGCGCTTATTAGGCCTGATAAGATCATACAGGAATGCGTCATAGTTCCGCCACAGGTTTGCTAAAGTATTGGCCCGGATAAGAAGATTTAACCTTACCTCTTTGCTTTTGAAGTAAACCTCCTGGCCGTCATAGATAACGCCGGGAACAGTCCCGGGATTAATTAAGAGGTTTTCTTTTGCGTCCCGTGCCTTTAGTACCTCTGACATGCAGCCCTGTAGCGGCGTGATTCCGTAATTTGCAAAAGGTATTCCGTCCAGGGAAAAATTTGAAGCGTGGGCGATGCCGTCGGATGGTGCGGCATATGTATAACCATCGAGCGGAAAATCATCGGCCATTTTTAGCGCAAATAGGCCTAGTCCGTCGTGTACGTCGTAGCTTGAACAACCTACATACCTCAACGAAAAAGACCGTTGTATGGAGGCGAGATTGAACGTATGATACGCCTCATCGGTAATAGCAGACAAGAACGCATGAAATCCGGATGCCGGGCCACGGTTGGCAAATGATATGGAGGACTCTTTAAGATTCAGAACAGGATTAGACAGGTCCGGATCAAGGCCGTGCTGATCAGGCCAATCGTTGGCATCCACGTCCTTTAAGGCGGGGTAGGAGATGAGTTCGTTATAACCCCCGAAGGTTACATAAGCTCCATACGTAGAAAAAGCGTCCTGACCATCGATTATTAACCTTCCAGTCATTACGTTTTAATTTTAATGCCTTTTAAATTGATATCATCTATACCGGTCTTCACCGCGCGCATGTCGCTTTCAATTGCCTGTAACCTGGCTGTATTGGTTTCTATTCCGGAAAGATGCCTGAGCGCTGCGGCTGAATCAACCTTTAGTATAGCCATGTTGCTACTGATGCTGGCCGCGTATTCAATTAATGGAGACATGAGTTTTAGAGACTCGTTCATTTGATATGTGTGGCCCTGGATGACAGTGAAGCGTCCATTTAGCTCGTTAGCGCTGTCCTGGGACATGGAGGCAAAGCCTTTCTGAGAGGCTTCACGGGTGGCCTCACTGCCTTCAGACAAGCTTATCCCGGTTATTTTTTCCATATTCTCTGCAGTAGCGGCAGCGTTGGTAATAATGTCGTTGTACTTCTGCTTTAGGGCGGCGATTTCGTCCTGCGAAAGCCCATCGCTTGCGGCGGCGGCAAAGTCTTCATAGAATGCTTGAATAGGAGCTTCCAGGTAGTCGTACTTTAACGAGTTGAGCATCGCGTCCCGCATCATGCCCTCCCAATCGTCTGCAAAGTCAGCGGCTGCGCGTTTTCCGTTCTTAAAACCTTCGACAATGCTGTCGGTTATGGATGAGGATGTAGTGCCTGTTAATATTTCATTCCACGCCTCTGCATTTTCTTTAAGAATCTTATCAATATCTGCCCCCTGCCTCTCTAACTCTACAAGTCTATCGTACATCTGTTTTGTTCCACCTTCAAGAAGCCCAGATGCGTCAAGGTCCTTTAACTCTTTAAAAGTTAGCGTAGTTTTTTTTCCTTGAGCATCAAGCTTATTAAGTATTCCCTCTACTGCTTTATATGAACTTGATTTAGTGTCTCCAAAAAGCCCTTCACTAAGAAAATCGCGCAACATTCCTGCCGACACCTTATCGCCTAATCCATATCTCTTAAATATGTCCTTAAATATTCCATCGCGGTCATACCCTATGCTTTTAAGTTCATTAAGTATATCGGATTGATTATAAAATTGAACACTACCGTACTCCTTGTGTGTTACGGGTTTCTTTCCCCAAAACTTTTGCCAGCCGTTAGGATTATCAATGTAGCTCCCGGTTACATACTCTCCCTTCGCTTGAATCTCTTCTAAAAGCCTATCCGCTTCTTTCTGTATTTCAGATTTCTGCGCCTTAGCTAATTCTTCGGTGGCTTTTATCCGCTCTTTAGTTAGCTCTATATTTTCAAGCTGCAATCTGTTTTGTTCCCTTAACTCTTCTGTAATTTTGAACTCTCCAAGATAAACCTCTGCATTCCTGTCGTTAAGCTCACGGGTTGCATTTTCGAGTGCTTGACGGTATCTGGCTGCCTGCCCAAAAAATTGAGAAATAACATTAATTAAAGAAACAATGAGGCCTATCCAGTCCTTTGAATCAAGAACTTTTGAAATTGCGGTACTTCCGTCAACTGCGGCCTTCATTGCCGATTTAACCTTCTCGACCACATTGGCAATTTGCATGTAAGCCTGCTGAACATTTTGCAGGAATTGCCCCATATTGTTCAGAATTTGCCCGACCTCATCATTGCCGCCATTACTGAATCCTTGCCCCAATGCTGATAGAGCCTGTCCAACATCTCCCACAACCTTAGCGACACGTCCCATGTCGGATGATTCGATCTTTATCTGGATTATGGCATCCTGTAAGCTTTTTAGCTGACCTTTAGCATCGTTTAACCGCGCAAGAATTTCCGGGGGTATGTCAATCAATTCACCCACTCCATTTTTCATTTTGCCAGAACGAACGATTTCTGTAAGTTCATTAATCATCGTTCCGACATCCTCTTTCGTTAGCTCGGTAATATCCTTACTTAACTTTTTAAAGATGGGGGATTCGTCAATTTGCAGCTTTTTAAGTTCAGTATTGTAGGTTTTTTGCAACAGTTGTAACCTCCGCCGGTATTCTTCTTCTCCGATATTAGTACGGTCGCGCTCTAATGCACGCAATTGTGCATTATGAGTTTTACCGAGCTGCTGGGCCTTGTAATAATATCCTCCCGCCTCATCGAGTATTTGTTTATATGCCTGCCTTTCGGCTTCTATTTTTTGTTCAATCCTTTGTTGTGAATCGTCTTTACCTGTAGCTATTTCGCCCTGAAGCATCAATCTTCGCCCCATAGTGGCAGCAGTAGATTCTTTGCCATCTTGGGTTAACTCAAAATCATTATACAGCTTCCGTACATATTGGTAATAGTCTTTTTCTACATCTATTTTAGCAGCAAACTCACGCTTTGCTGCTTCGGTGCCGTACTCTGCTTTATAATCCTCAAACTTATCATAAAGCTTTTTCTGATCGGAAAGATGATCTTTAATGTGCTCTGTCTGCTGGTTATACCAGTAATCATCAGTATCGGCCTGTTCCAGCGAATCAATACGAGCGAACTGTTTTTGATCGGTGATTTTGCCATCCCTTAGCGCTTCACGCATTTTATCATACCTGGCTTTTATTTCAGCTACCTGCTTTTCGCCTTCGATCATCCGGTCAATGGTGGCTTTGCGCTCAGCATCGGTTAGATCTTCGATTAACTCCTTTTGTTTTTTAGCCAGCTTTTCACGCTCTGATTCGGCTTTCTTCCCAGCCGCTAAAGCTTTTTTGTCAACCTCTCCGGTGATGGCACGGCGCTCTTCTTCAAGCTTTTTAATTTTTACGGTGTATTCCCGGTATTGTTTTGCAGTAGCTGAATTTTGATCCCGTTCGTCTTTCAGTTTTTTAATATCATCGTCAATGGTGTTTACGGTACGTATAGGTTTACCGCCCGGTCCAAGCAACCCATTAATGGTGTTTATCTGGCCAATTACACTATTTAGCTGATTAATTAAAGTTAGTGCACTCCATGCGTTAATGTTATCTTTTATCTCGATTGTGCCATTATCCGCTCTTACTAATTGACCGTAAAGAGATTCATGCCATTTGAGCTGTTTTTCCAGCTCCGCTCTTTGTTGCTTATAATATTCCAGGCGCTGAACCTCAGTCATTGCAGCAATCTTAGCCGCTTCTTCTTGTTTTTCAACCTCTATCCTGAGTCTGCCAGCCAATTCCTGCTGTGTTTCAATTTCTTTTGTAATAGCTCTTCTTAAGGCAATGTCAGATGCTTCTAAAACAATAATTTCATCATGCTTTTTTTGAAGAGCGCTAATGGAGCGCAAGGCATCCTCGTACTCTTTTTTAATATCAGCGGCTTTATAATCACTTGCAGCAGCATTCAGCTCCCGCTGCTGCTGCGCGGCTGACTTTAACTTAAATTCTTCAAGCGAAAGGTTTTTTAAGCGGTCAGGGTAAAGATTCTGAAGTTCCTTATACCTTAAAATCTGCTCCTGGTATGGCTGTGTACTATCATTAATAATGTTTGTTAATTCGCTGGTTTTGTTCTTTAGTTCATTCGCACGATCTATAATATCTTTTAACGAATTAGACAACCGCTCTTGCGCTCTTTCAGCAGCAGTCGTAGTATCACGTAACGCAAAATAAGCGGCAACCAAACCGCCTACAATAGCTATAGTGGCAACTATCGGGTTAGACAACATTGTTGCATTTAAAAGCGCCTGTGCGCCCGCCGATATTCTTGCAGATAACGCCTGTGCATGCTGCGCCAATGTTAACCTGGCAGACGCTGCTGTCGCTGCATTTTCACTGGCCGCCATTGCTGCATTAGTGGTTACCGCCACTCGCTTCATTGATGTGTTAACCGCTGTCGCTGTGGTTTGTAGCTGTGTTTTTTTTGTGCTAAAATCCTGTGAGGCCGCTAAAGCATTTTGGCTAGCCACATTAACTTGATTTTGCGCCGCATCCAGCTTTTTAACAGCAATATCAACCTTTCTTTGCGCCGTTGCTATTTGCCTTGCAGTACCGGTAGTCGTTATTGCTGCCAATTCTGATTGAGCCGTAGCAAGGTTGCTTGCAGCTAATTGAGCGTTATCAATAGCCTGTCTTCTTACAAGAAGCATATTTGCCCTGCGAGCACTCGCCTGAGCCACCTCAGCCTGCAGACTTTGATATTTCGCTTTCGTTGTATTAGCTTCAGCAATAGCCTCCTGCTGTAACGCTATTGCCTTATCCCTTATAAGCTGAGTCGCTAATAACTCATCCTTTACACTCTGCCCAAGTAGCGCCGCGTTAGCGCCTAAAGTTTTAGCCCTTGCGGCTTCTCCTGCAGCAACAAGCGCAACTGCTACTTTATAAGAACCGTACGTAGCTATAAGAACGCCTGTTATCTTCGCGATTTCTTTATAATGCTCAACCAGGTAGGCTGCGCTCTGAATAGCACCATTAAATATTCCCTGATTCGACTGTCCAATTTCATTGAACATTATATCAATGTTGTCTCTCAGCCTTTCGATCTGACCAGTAAGTGAAGCAGACTGTTTTTCCATAAGGTTGAAGAACATACCGCCCTGGGAGGTCATATTTTTGAAGGCCTTTTCAACTTGAGGAAATCCGACCTTACCGGCCTCAACAAGTCCGGCTACCTGATCTTTAGCCACACCCATTACTTTTGCCAGCTCGGTGTAAATAGGAATACCGCGTCCGGCAAATTGGCGTATGTCCATAGCGTAGGCCCGCCCCTGAGTTCTCAATGTTCCGTACAGATAAACAAGATCGCCCAAAGGCACAGAAACGCCGGAGGCGACATCTCCGATCATTCTTAATTCAGAAATAACGGTCTCTGCGGTAGATCCATAAGCAAGTAACTGCTTTGCTCCCTGGGCCGCATCTTTTAAAGAGAAAGGAGTCTTCGCTGCAAGCTGAACGATTTCATTCATTAAAACATTTGCCTTCTCCCTGCTTTGCAGCATTGTGGAAAGAGCGATATCTAACTGCTGGAACTCACCCCGAACACGGGCTATAGTGCTGATCAGCCGCGTTGCCTGTTGTGCAGTAAAGAACACGGCAATACTCGCAGAGAGCTTTTTAAATACGGCGTCCATTCGGTTACCCTCTTTTTCAACACCCCTGCCGATATTGCGAATAGTATTTAGGCTTTGATCCGCATCTCTTCGTAGCTGATCGTTCAAGAGCCGTATAACATAACTTATGCTTCCGTTATCGTTGTTCATTATTCGTCAAATAAGATTTTACGTACAGCATTCCGGTTTGCCGGATCGTCCGCTTTTATTACTTCCTCACTTTTAGTTTTGCCGTCTTCTTTTTTATCAAAATCATAGGACGGCCTGACAGAGTTGTACATCATTAGATTCGTCCATGTCATTTCATGGAGCACGTAATCAAATGTTACTCCGTACTCTTTGACAACTCCGGCGATGGTTGCCCAGATGCTATCGTTTCGCTCTTCGTCTTTTTCAGCAGATTTATTTCGCTTAGGAAAGTGGTAATGGAGAAAAAAAAATCCATCTTCATTTGCCTAAATATCTCCACGATGAGATTATTCAAATGCTCCGGATCGTAATTGTTTAAAAGAAACTCAGACAACTCCGCTTTGCGATCAACAACCTTTTTAACCTGCCTCTCTTTAGTAAGGAGACCGAAGTATTTTTTCTCGACTATCGTTTCCGTTGTTTCCTGGATAAGATTTTTTTTGCCAAGGATAAGAATGGCTGCGATATCTCCCAGGTACTCGCAATCTTTGGCATTTTGTAGAACAGTCGTGAAGATCTCATCCATGCTTCCGGCCCTCATCTCGGGGATAGCCGCAATACGTTTTGACGCCTCAATTAATGTCGCTGTAGTAGGCTGCGCTACTGTGTGTTCAATACCACCTACAATCACTTTAATGCTATCCTGTAGTACCGCCTCAGCGATTATGCTCTCTATTGTCATTCTTTTTAAAGTAAAAAAGCGGAGCGGTTAACCCGTTCCGCTTTTGTTAAGTAATTAATTGTTGTTATTACGCCGCAGCCTGAGTGCAAGCAACGATTTTCGTCTTACCATCAGCATTGATAGTAATATTTGCCGTCCTGGATGCGCCTGTATTTTCAGTAACCTTAACGGTAGCTACTGCGCCCACAACAGTAACGGTAGCCCAACCGCTATCAGATGTAGCCGTTACGGTGCCTGTAGCTGTTGCGGTGATAGTTTTACCGGTAGCGTCTGCTGCGCTGGTAAATGACAGGGATGTAGGAGTAACAACAAGAGGTCCGGCGATGTAAGGTTTGCGAATGGCCCCCGATGCAGGTTTTTTGCCATCAAACGTATACCTCACGGTACCACCGTCTTCAGCGCTCCATAAGTCCTCTACAGAAACGGAACAGTTGTCCATAACAAAGCCCTCTGTTTCCGGATCTTCCGGTGTTAAGCGGATGGAATAATCACCAGCCACAACGCCGTCAATGTCTTGTATGGGCTTTACAAACCCTTTTTTCACAAAGAGGTCGAACACCAGGGACGATGTGCCTGCTTTTGTTTTTGAATCCACTACCGCGCCGCCTTCTTCTTTGGCTTCTACCTTGTCGCCCTTAGTGGTTGTGAGCTGCGTTGACTGCTCTTTAGGTGTCGGCATTGCGGTAAAAGAAGCGGCCTGCGCACCTCCCACGGATACACCAAATTCTAAATAGGGTTTACCCCATGATAATACTGCCATGATTGTAAGTATTTAAAAAGTTGATAATTGAAATTTTAATCTGATTGTTACAAAGTGTTGATTGATGTCGAAGTCTTCCACTGTCTGAATGGTATGAGAGAGCCTAAAGCGGTAATCAGAAACACCGGTTGTCAAGGTTCTGACCCAGGCGTCAGCAGCTATTTCGATAGCTTTGAGCCGGGTTATATTGCGAACAAAAACACCGTTAGGAAAGGAATCAACATTCGGAACGTAGATGTTAACTACTACCGTTCCGTCCTGTATCTGTCCGTCAAAACCTTCAACAAACTTTACGATGATATCCTCCTTTTGTGAATCCCTGGGCCTGGTGCCAAACTTGTAAACAACACCGTTAACAAGAGATGCCAGCGGACCGGTTTTCACCATTCCGAAAATGTCATCTTCAATTTGTTGACCGGTCTTATTCATCGTTTTACAAATCCAAGTTGTTTAAGAATTACAGGAACCAAACGGGCGGCCATTGTCTCGGCGCTGTCTATAACGTTATAACCCTTGGCTGAAAGCTCGAATGCGTATTTCATACCTGCACCAACGACTAAGACAATTCCTCTCGGAAATTGCCCAGCTATGCGCCGCAAAAAGGCCTCACCCGTTGCGGCGCCCTGTGCACCTGATTTTACTGTGTCAAATGAAGATGCTTTAATAACCTTACCGTCTACAGCCAGTACATAGCCTTTTGAGCTGGTCAGGTTACCGGTCTGATCCTGGTAATTATAATTACTACGCATCTCTGCCAAACAACTTTCGCCTACGTAAGCCAAGGCGTTTATTAACGCCTTTTCCTTTTTCTCAATTTCTTTTTCAAGAAAAGAGGCAACGGCTTGCATCGGGGTTACTTGTTGAATAGGCATTACACTGTAATTTTAATTGCTTCAACGGCGTCCAGGTCCTCAACCCACATGATAGAATACTCTCCGATCTTGGTATCGTCTTCATTGAACAACTGTATTTGCTCCGTGGCAAACGGCTGCGGTTCGATATAGATTTCATAAGCAGCCACAATGAACGTATTACCATTGCTTTTGCCTTTGAAACTATTGCGATTCGTCTTGTGCCTACACGGTATCGGATCGCCCCAGGTTGAGCCTGAAGGAATCGGATTACCATCTCCATCAAAACCGCCGCCGGTCTTAATCTTTGGTTTGATATAGCCGTTTACTAAGATCACAGTTAAAAGAGTTCGCCTTTATATCCAAAATTTGTGAAAGAACTATCGACCTCCCCGCAATCCTCGTATATAGCATTAGCCTGCTTTCTCATGCCCCTGCGTTCTTCATCTGTAAGGGAATAAGATATTCCCGCCTGGGAGATGTTAGGAGCCTGTGAAAGCCATTTGAGTACATCGGCTTTAGCCAGCCGATAAGCGTCCTTCTTCCGCTCATCGGCTGTGGCCTCACCGGTTAACTCCAAACTCCTGGCATCCGCTATATCCTGTATGGTGTATTGCGGAATAGGGTAGGCGTTAATGCTTTTTAAAGATTGTTGGATGGTCATTCTACCAGCTTGTAGCGTCTGTTTTTACATAAATGTTTTTGTACGCTGTGTCAAATACAGGCAACGCATCAGCTTCCGCAAGTGTTACCTCGCTGTAAGGTTCAGTTTGCCCGTATTTCTTAACAGTGGTATGACCGCGAGTGGCGCGAAGCGAAACCTTATCATTGTCGTTTAACAATGTGCTGTATTGGGTGGATCCTAGAATTGGAGATTCGCTAAACACCATACGATGATCTATAAAAGGATTGCCACTAACCTGAGATCCGTCCGCTAATTCGTGCGTAATAGTCTGATCTACGACAATGAGTTTTACGCCATTGGTCCATGCTGTACGCGCCAACATTGAGTTAATAGTCGCTAAATCAGGCGTAGCCATATTGTCAAGTGCAAGATTTGCGAAAGATGCGCACCCTTTAATAACCTGATCCATTACCGCAATGCGGTAAAATTCTTCAAGAGATATGTAGGCGTACTTAATGTTTGAGTTAAACTTATCCTTACCTGTCTTAACAGCCTTAGCAACTGTACCAATGAAATCAGCTGTAGCTGGATTGGCGAAAGAAACGGAAACAGTTTCTTTTTGCAAAGGATCTACATCGTAGTCTAAATTGTTTTCAGTCGCTACGGCTGCGTTGTTCGTGTTGGTAAACGCTATCACGCCGGCATTAGAAGCTAATGCCAATGCAACGTACTCCAACTTGGATTGCACACCATTGAAACAAAAGTCTACATCGTTTCCCCAATAGTCAACCAACTCTTTGGCTTCAGGAGTGCCTTTTGCAAGTTCAGCAGCGATTTGATATTCTTTAATTTCAGAACGCTTCAAGTCGCGACTGATTGTGAACAAAGGAATATCACCGCTCGCTACCTGAAAGATTGGCCTTCTTTTACGGATAACGCTTGCGTTATCTGCAGCCAGGTCGGCAGCTACGTTTTTCGCGCCAAGCTGATTGGTTAAAGTTTTCCATTGAAAGAAATTAATCTTCCTCACCGGAAAAAGTGTGTTGTAATAAAACGGCTTAACATCTATTTTGTTAATCCGGCTTTGGACCATCGCATCCGATAGCCCTGTTATTAAAGTTTCTGTTTGCATGTCTGATTAAAATTTAGAGTTCAGTAATTCCCTTCAACTTGTCGAGGATGACAGAGGGAAGCGTGTTGGGTAATAACTGAGCGTGATCCCAGATGTCGGTAAACAGGTTCTCGTTTGGTAGTACTTTTTGATTAGTACCGTTGATTGCTTTAGGGGCAAACTTTACCGCAGATGTTGTGGTTGCTGATTCAGCAGCAGCTTCAATCAAAAAGCCCCCAACAGGAATAACAACACCAAGCGTAGTGCCTAGTGTTATTACATCTTTATCGGCATTTGACTTATCTATCGCGGTGATAGTATACGCCTTTGCTCCTTCTGCATTTAGTACCACATTACCAACTTTGAAGTGATGTCCTTTTTCAACTTCATACGCTGTAGTTGAATTTGTTGCGGCTGTTACGAGCTTAGCGAATTTTAGTACGCTAACCTGCCCATTAACAACGGCTCCAACAGGCGTGCCTTCAAAAAGGTAATCACCGCCCAATTCGGCAGTTTTAACGCCCACACCGCCTCGCTTATCGGCTATTCGGTGTTGGATTACTTTTTTAACGGAGGTATCCTTGCTCCGCTTAATAGCCATTGCCATTATTAAAAGTTTTTGAATTAAAAAAATTGATTAGTACGGTTGCCCTTCAGGAACAGGTGTTACCTCTTCTTTTTTGGCAGAACCTCCGGTTTTCGGTCTTCCAAAAACAGCCCCTTGCGCAGCGTTATCGGCGGCATCCTCTGCGGCTTCAGCTTTAATAGCTTCGAGCCACTCTGCTTGCGCCTCTGGTGTATCGAACTTTAAAAACCTAGAATCGCGTTGAACGCGCTCTTTGAATTTGTTCGACGCCCCGGAAATAGCTGTGTTAAGTTGCGTGTTGAAGTCCTCTGCGGCCTTTTGGGTTTTTAAGTTGGCTATCTCGTTAGTCAATGGCTCAACAGCAGATTTAATTGCTGCGGCTATTGTTGCTGCGAGATCGTTACCCCCTTGTGCGCCCTCTTTTCCATCACCCCCGGCGGATGACGCTTGCTGTGAGTTCTGTTGTTGACCTGCGCCCTCATTAACAGGTTTGCCCTCTTTTAAGGAGTGCTTTTTCTCATAGTTGGTAATCGCTGTCTGGCTTGCATCGGTTGCCCGGCGGTCAGCTTCAGCATCGATAATGGATTGAAATGAAACCCCCTCTGCGGCTGTTTGCGCTTCTTCATCACTATTTACAGTTTTTGCCAATTTCTCGGCTATCCTGCTTAAAATGGTTGAGCTAACCCCGGCGTAAGCCGCTATTAGCAAGTCCAAGATTTTCTTTTTATACATAAACTAATTATATTATTTCACGTGAAATTACAAAGTGTTCATTATATAATCACATTATAGATCATAGTTGTGAAATAATATATTTAGTTAAATAAATGTTAAGATAAACTATTTTGATTATTTTTATTAAGTTTTATTCAGCAGAACTTCATACATTTGAAATGTGATCACTATATGAACACATTTATTCAGTGAAAAAAAAATTTATGATTCCTGAAATTTATTTCTCAATTGCTGGGTTTGAAGGCGCTATTCCGGTTATAATCAACGCCTCGTTGTCTGAGATTTTGGAGAACAAAGAGGGTTCGGAGGCGTTTAGCACGATTGCGGAAGAGATTGGCAACCCCCAGGTGTTTGAATCGCTTCTGCAGTTTCCAGGAAGGGTACGCCCATGCAGATTGAATCGTGATTCCGAATCACCGGCATACATCATGCGGATCTCTGAATCTCATTATAAAATCTTAACCAAATCACTATGCAACGCACATTTGTCCCTTACAGCCAGTTAGTTGCTTTTTATGATTACGCTGAAGAAGAGCTGCGGTTGATAGTAACACTTAAAGACGGCAACAGGTATATCGTTAATGATTTTAACGCCGCTGATTATTTCTGTCTGAATAAAGCGCGTAACAAAGGCAGTCATATTTATCAAAACGTTTTTAAGAATAAGGATTTCAACATCAGAAAAGGGGAGAAGATTGCAACCAAAGATCTTGAAGCGATCATCCAGCAGCATTACAACAGGAAGAATAAGGTTTTCAGATTCAGAGAATCGGAAGGGTGGGGGAATCATTTAGCGAGATAAGTTCTTTAAAATAAATCAGGAGTAAAAGAAGATGCACTGTAATGGGTGGGCATCATGAACAAGCACACAGTTCAACTGATACCCATTGCGGCTCCTGAATAATGGCAGGGTGGCGAAACTGGTAGACGCAAGGTAGGGGGAGCGAATAATGAAAATAGGCTTCGTGCAAACCTTAACGCTCCATTCGTGAAACACGAACAAAACTCATTTGCAGGTTCGATTCCGGCCCCTGCCACAACGCAACGAAGGAGGCTATTGCAGTCGCGAGTAAACAGTATCGGGATGTTATGTGTTCTACCGATACAGCAAGAACGAACACTTACTGACGCCTCCGTATTTTAAGTAACGGAGAAATCCTGACTTTGCCGGAGTTCAAAGCAAACCGGCATTTTAAAATTCATTCAATTGATTCTCCCCGTTACTGAAACATAAGGGGATGGCTACAATGTAACGAAGGATGCTCTTCAGGTTGACACGGAGTAATAGTAGGGTGAATTGTCTGGGCCTAAGCAGTCAACAGTACGACATGACTTTGCCGGTGGGAAAGAAACCGGTACCAGGGAGCATAGCAAAGTTGGTCTATGCGGAGGACTGAAAATCCTTAGATGATGGTTCGATCCCATCTGCTCCCACTACGGTGAAGGCAGGACTTGAAAAATATTATAATATGGAAATGTGGGTAGATATAAAAGGTTATGAAGGGATTTACCAAGTGTCAACCTTCGGAAACGTTAGGTCATTAGGCTCCGTAAGGCTAATTAAAGGAACGCGGCAGTTTTATCCAATGAAATTATTGAAGCAGTGTAGAATTAACTCAGGATACTTGATCGTTTGCATTTGGAAAAATGGAGAGAAGAAAAACGAATTAGTTCATAGAATAATGGCTGATAATTTTTTATCAAATAACGATCCGAATAAGAATCAGGTTAATCATAAAAATGGCATTAAGACAGATAACAGATTAGAAAACCTGGAATGGTGTTCGAGGTCGGAAAATTATGCTAAATTAAGAAAAGTCTCATAAGTAATCAGTTTTGGTTGACCCCGGCGTTTCTACGCTGGGGAATTTTTAAAAGTAAAAATTATTATTATGTTACCAGTAAGCTTTGAAGGAGTAAATCACACGTTCGTTAAACCCGATAGCATGTCAGATGATGAGTGTGGCGATCTGCGCGTTTACAGAGGTATTGATCAGAACGGTTATCCGATGATACTATCGGCGTGGCAACCATCTAAGGAGTACCTGGAGGCCCTGAACGCAGGTAGGCCTGTGTTCTTGAACATTTTAGGGCAAGGCATGCCGCCGGTATCGTTATTTACATTAAACGAAAACGGGGAGGCGAATGTATGACCCCAAAACACGTCTATAAAGTCTATTTCCCCAATGCGGTTAATTGCAAGAAAAGCTATTACTTTAGCTCTCTTGCTGCCATTTATACCGTATTTTCGGTTGAGGATATCGGATGCGGGGTTGGGCACTTGTGGAATGTAAAGGTGTCGTCCGGGGTTCCATATGAAGGCAAGAAATGCCGGATAAGCAAAGAGCCGGTTATTAATAAAAAGCAAAAGGTAAAAGCATGAGCCAAGCTCAACCCATATTTTGGTGTAAAACCAACGTGATCGATGAGATCGTTTATAACATGAAAAGGGAGAAAGACATGCCGCCATATAGCCAAAGCGTTTATGAGGAAATGTGTAAGGAGCCAGTATTTGACCCATCCGGTCGATTCCTGGGAAATACGCATAACTATCCGTACTTTGTAGCCTACGATGACGGTAAGACTGCAACTGTTTATGAAAGGGAGTTTAAAAAGCAGTTCGATGGCTATAAAATACCTGATATGGAAATGACACCGGAACGTCAGGAGATCATCGATTCATTCATTAAAAAAGTGCATGGCATATGATAACTCTGCAGTATTTTAATGGCGAGAAATGGCTGAACGTGAGCGTGTGGCGCAATGAAACACTTGCATGGTGGAGCCTGGGCGACGACAACCAAAACTATCGAACAATTGACAAAGACGGAAACACCCTTACTGATAAATCGGTTAAATTAAATGAAACATCGCAATCATGAAACTATTCCTTAATTTCCTAACCTGGTGTTACTGCGATCTACTTAAGAACTGGTACGATTACAGGAGAGCTGTTAAAAGAGCAAGGCAATGAAAATCGACACAACTATAATCGTTACACACGAAGATTTTCCAGGCATTAAATTCGCAAACAGAATAACCGATGACATTCCTAACGAACTAATTTCGGATCTTAAAAACGCGGATCAGGCTTATTTAATAAGATCAGCGATAGCGAAAGCGGTCAGTATCACAGAAAGCCTATTATTCATAAATCTGTCTTGTAAATGATACCAGGAATATCAAAAATAGAAATATCGGCAGACGGCAAAGCATGGAAAGCGATTCCAATAAACAGCATCTCTACCGTTTATTTACCGCCATCTTTCGATGACCTAAAATTCAGGGCAAGAAACAAAAGAGAATATGTTCCTGTGCCTTATTTCCCTTCCTTCACGCCTAGAGAAGTGGTTTTGAGAATAGTAAAGCTATACCGGTTTGTAAATCGTCTTAAAAGAAGATGGCCGAGGATGGTTTAATAAAAATTTTCTTACCTTTGTACCGGACGCGGTTCGCCAAGTCCACCGAAGGCGGGAATGCAAAGCCGGACGCATGAGCCGGATGTTAAGCCGAGCTTTCACGTAGCCACATTTTTGATGTGGCTATTTTTTTATAAAAAGCCGCGAATATCATTGATATACCGGCCGCTATTCAGCCGCTCTTTTCTTATATCAATCGTTTTACCCAGCCGATTTATCAGCTTCACATTACCCAACCGAACACCGTTCCGGCGAACCTGATCTATCCCCTTTTTAAAAGCCCCCAGATCTGCATTTTCGAGCTTCACGACAACGTTACCTCCCTGCATGAATCCTTTGGTCAATTCCTCCCCGATGGTGTTGTAATTGTTCGACACCAGGTACTTGAAATCGACCACCATCCATTTGCCTTTAATCTTAGTGATGGCATCAGCGCTGGAAACAGCATCGTACTCAGGAAGGAAAGCAACGTCAATCCCGGCGTTATTGATGTCTTTCGCCATCCCGGACGTTTGCAACCAGTTGGTGCCTTTTTTGTGCAGCGGGTGAACCTTTGTAAGACCCGATCCTTTCGCACCCAGGTCCGTGAGGGCCACAAACCGGGGATCGTTGAATACCTCTTGGAATAACTTCTGCTGATCTTTCTCGTATTTGATTTTGCGCACCTCATTAATGATAACAGGCGAGAAAGGCTCAAAGGCTACGAACGCTGTCTTTTCAAACTTTTTGATGCCCTTTATAACCGCTCCTTTTATAGCCTGGTCAATGCTATTGCTGCCGAGCAGGCCAACATTATCCCGCAGCCAGTAAGGCTGAGACGCAGCCCTGGTAATGCGATCGGAGTTGGTATTCAGCCAATCCGTAAAGTTCACAGGCAGTCCATTCACTGCATTAACCGAATAACTATCCGGACGCTCACCGGCCAGTATCGCTTCGGTTTCTTTCTGAAACTCTTCCAGCGTTTTAAGGATGGGTATTTTGCGACACCTGCAGAATGGATGCCACCCTGCCCAATGGAATGATTTAGGGTACCTGCCAGCCAGGGTCGCGCACATCGGACAGTGATTTGGGTTATTGGATAATCTGATCTCATACCCAACAACGAAATCCATTTGAGCCCATCGGATATCGTCGGCAGCCCGGTAGGCCATATTCGTCTCGGTAACGGCCAGACGTAAAGCGTTCTTATGCGACGACCGGTAAGCACCTTGCCCCGGATGATAGGCGGCGGCTTTCTTGGATAGCTGCAAATTACCGTGCTGATCCCGGACGCGACGGAACAACTTTTCAGGCTCCTTCAAGTACTTTTTTAGGTCCCGGGCCATATTCTGAGCGGACAAACCGTTACGGATACCGATATCTAGGCCGAGTTCGATCTCTGTCTTAAACTGCTGGGCATACCGCCAGACACGATCAGAGATTGTCAGTCCGTCTGTTTTTCTTTTTAGGAACGCTTCCCTGGCTGGCTCATTGGTGCTGAAATATCGCCTGTATTGCGCTTGCGTGAGCTTACCGACATTGTCTCCAAATACCCGGCGGGAGAGTTCGTTATTTTTATTGTTGGCCAGTGTCCAGGCTGAACGGACGCCATTAACGATTATAACCTCAACGCCGGCCTGCATTTTCTGCATCAGCTTATCGGCTAGCTTCTTTGTAATCGGATAATCGTCAAACGAAAAAACACGATCCGGATGGATCGCGTTCACCTTGGAGCCAATAGCCGCAACTTCTAACGCCAGCTGGTTGAACAACCTGGTTATCTGCCGAGAATATTTTCCTTCGGTCGCAAATATTTCGTCATCGAAGTTGGGCATTATTTGAGAGTTTTTAAAACATCCTTCTCTTTTGATATTTCAATATCGTAATGGTCGCTATCATCGCTCCCGTAGCTTAAATTATACGATACGCCGGACTGTCTAATGTCAACGCCCGTTACAATGCGCTCTTTCTGATCTACGTCTGTGATTAAGTACACTATATCACCAATCCAGTATTTTATTGTCAGTCCGTTAATTACCCTCATTTTTATTCAGTTGGTTGTGTAAAATCGGTCATCTTATCAGCATCTATTCTCTTTTTCTCTTCTTCAAAATCTTTGACCCAATTAAGCCGCCTCATTCCTGTATCAACAGACGCTATCCCGCTGGTAACAGCATTGCTTATATTGGTGATGGTCTGCGATTCGTTGGCAATTTCAAAAGGTGTTATGATGTGTTTTACTCGCAAGGCATCAAACTCTTTTGCGTAAGCAGAGATGGCAGCCTTCAGGAAGGCTTTCATAACATTCACCTCCCGGCTGAAGGTTTCCAGCCATGGGCATTGCTCTTCCAAAACCTTGATATGCGTCTCAACGAACATGTATCGCTTAGCTTCTCCGCTTTCTGCGGTTCCGCTCATTTCTTCACGTGAAAAGTTGGGTATCTGTATATCTGAAAAGAAAGATTTTTCAAGGCCGTCGACGTGATATTTAAGAGACTCAACCGCCTGGTCCCAGGTCTTATACTCCATGCTCCCCGTGCTGCTACCCTGCAGAATGATACGTTCTTCGTCGGATGTTTCATTTCCGAACGTCACTTTTACATCATCCTGCACCGCAAACACGGGCACCGAGTTTCGGCGCAAGTAATTACCATTCCGACTGTTTGCCCATTCAATTTCATTAACGTTGTTTGAATCCTCCCAGATGGGCGAGGGGCGATAATTCCAAACGAAAGGGATCTTATCAATCGATTCTATTTTTTCTTCCTCAACAATCTCCCATCCATCATCGCCGCGCCGGTATTTGGTGTGATCAGTAGCGGTATAAGTGTCGAAGTACTGAACTGTTTTTCCGTCTTCAGTACGACTGTATTCTATGGATATTGCAATCAAATCTCCGTATTCATCAAATCTTGGATAGATATTTTCGCCCGAATCATTCGGGCGGGAAGACATAGGGGAGAAGTTCTTACAACGAATTTTCAGTTTGCTTTTCTCTCCATACAGCTCGTTATCCTCTTTGATCCCGTACCACAGTGTCGCAAACTCGCACGCCGCATTATATTTTATACCGCGATCCACATTAACAGCATCTATCCGGTTGGCCTGAAAAACCGCCTCCATGATTTCAGCCGCTTTTTTAAGTCTCTCATTTTTTTCGTCAAATTCATATACTCGTTTCACCGGGATGCCGAACATCATACCCGTCATGATCTTAACGGCACGGCGCTGTAGTCCACGGGTGGCGCGTGTTACTTTAATTAGCCCATTTTTACTAGGCTTATCCCTATATGTCGGATCCGTCATTACCGGGTGGAGCGACGGAAAATACTCATGCTTTAATTTTGTCTCCCAATCGGGCAGGTCAATCTCTTTCTGTTTTAATTCAGAAATTATTTTATCGATATCAGTGCTTGCGGTTGAAACAGTTTCCTTTGCCATATTCTTAGTATAAAAAGTCTGATAATTGATTTATTTGATTGCCGCCCATTATTCGGCTACGGTTAGGATAAAAAGTGTTCGCCAGGGCGTCAAACTCGTCCGTCGACCGGCCCAAGCGTTTAGCGATGTCTTCCTTCGGCTCGATGATGATTTTTCCGTTCGACTGAAAGAACCAGCGTATTTCCGTAGCCTCTTCGATGAATGAATCACCGGGCGGTAACATCGCCCCGGTGTTATTCTTTGGATTAAGCCAGTCGCGAACCGCCCAGAACAGGTAAGCTCGCATGTTGGCGAACTTGTACTCCCCTGTAACGTCGGTTAGATCCCGTTTACCTGTAACTGCTGCTGAGCTGTACTTACAGGAAATAACCTGCTCATCTTTAATGGTGTCGCCGTGCGTTTGCATGGCCTTTTCTTTCAGACGGGAATAAACGCCGGCACCTTCTCCAATGGTATCAATGATCGATACCGCATCCGGGAAACCGCGCAGGTAATTGAATACATCGCCAGCCACCCGCATATGATCGGCGGTGCCTCCGGAGTTGTGCTTTCTGAAATAGTGAACATAATCGCCTTCGCGGTAACAAAACACAGTGCAGTCGCGACCCATGCCGGCAACGTCAACACCGAGTATCCTATCGCCCGATGCACGACCATTATTAGCTGCCCAGCGCTCTTGCGCGATCTCAATCCATTGTTGCGGAATAAGGACATCTTCGCCGACTTTCGGAAACTTACCCAGAACTTTAACGCGGAATAAATCTTCAGGCCGATACCACTTGCCTTCAAATTCAAAATCATCCATCTCTTCAATGATATCCTCCTTAGCTATGGGCGTGCACCAGTTGTTAATTTTATCAATCACCCATTCGTAATCTACCTGCCCAGGGATGATGTTTTTCTTTTCAAGTACGTTGGGTGCATCAAGGCTATTCAACCGGAACCGGTGCCACCGTTCATTCTTTTGACTTTTTGCAGCATAACCAACGGTGTTATTCGGATTGAATACAAGCAGTATGCGGCTATTTCCTTGCAGGTTACCTTCGATCGCATTAAACGTGTCGTCTACAACCCCGGAGGCTTCTGTAACGACGAACATGGTGTTTACAGCGTGGAAGCCCGACCACGCCTCGTGATTATGTTCATCGGCTTTGAATCCGGTGAGAAACCATTCTTCAAAAGGTGTGCGAATATCGTATGCGTTCAATCTACCCGGTAGTTGTATGCCTCGCCGCTTTGATCGATTGTAAAGCCGGGAAATTTCCGGCATCATAATGTTTTTTACCTGCCTGTCCGTGGGGGCCGTAAGTGCCACCTTTGTATTAGCAATCAGCTCTTTTTTAACGTTCCACTTTGGCGTTAGGTACATAAAACAAACTGCGGCGTTTGCAGCTAAAAAATCCTTACCCCTTGCTGTTCCCGACGCTACGGACGTACGCGGATTATATTGGCAGGAATATAAGACCTCCTGCATCTGCTTATCGAGTTTAGAGCCTAAAACATCACGGGCGAAACGATTCCAGTCGTCCCGCCAGCTATCCATTAGTTTAATGGCTCGTTCTCTGTATGGTGCGCTAATCTTTTGCATCTTCTGGTTCGGTGTCGCTTAATGCGCCGCTTTCCATCAGGAAGCCCATGAATGACATATCGCCGGTTATGTCTTTTTTCTCCGGTGCGTTCAATCCTAACAACTTATTGCGCTGCTCTTCATTGGCACGGATTTCTGACAGGTAGGAGACATCGCCTAAACTTATAAATCCGGTCTCGGCTTGCTCTACGTGATATGTGTTGATCTTTCCGCTTCCGTTATCTTCACCGCCTTTTAAGGGGGAGCCTTTTCTTTTTACTGTTTTTCGGGAGTAGTCTTGCTTTGACTTCTCCCATTGATCCCATAGTTCCCGGTTACGATCGTTTATCTTCTCTACCTGAACCTGTACCGCATCATCCATGTCAGCGAGCCGGTTTTGACGCCATTCAGCCAACAACTTATCGACATCCTTTTTAACCGTGCTGAGTGAATATGTTTCCATGTTTAGCCGGGCCACAACCTCCTCCTGAATCTTACGAAAAGAATACCCGCGTTTGTAGAGCTGCGCCACAATCTCCATTCGCGCCATGGCAATTTTTTGCCTTTTTTTATTCAGGGGGCTACTCATTTGACTTTGTATTTATACCCCATATCATCTAGCTTGCTAATCAATAGCAGTTGATCCTCCTGGGACTTGCAGTCAACAATTAGTTTGAAGTCTTTTGGTTCTGTATCGCCTTCATCTTCTTCCTCAATATCCATTTTGGATTCCCACACATCCATACCCCAGTCAGTTAGCAACTCCGAATCCCATTCATTCGCCAGGGCTTCATAGTCCCATGTTCCAAACCCGGTGTTATCCTTGACAATAAACTCCCTCTTTTCATCTTCGGATAGCTTATCGGCCCGGACAATAGGAGCCGTTGGATTCTGCTGCCATACTTGCCAGTAATCGACAAGCTTCTGTTTCTCAGCTATGGTCTTGCGGTTGAATGTTGGGGATTCGTGAAGGCGCTCGGTGATCTCATCAGGGTACATGATCTTAATCGCCTGCAGGGCACGATACCGCATGTTGCCGCCAATCGCTTCCATTATTGAGCCTACGACTATGGGCCGCAATTCTAACATCTTTGGAAAAACCAGGATGGAGTTTACCAGTTGCCGAAACTTTTCGTCGGTAATAATTCGAGGGTTTGCCTCGTTGATTTTGATTTGGGATAAATTAACTATTTCAGTAACCATATTCACAAAATTAGTGATTATATAGTAATCACTTTCATTCGTAAATATATGAAATTAACCATTTAGGCAGATAAGAGCGCTATCGCGTTGCTCCTGGTTGGTGCGGCCAGTGATTTCGGGAAGGCCACGGAAGCGCAATTGCTGTTGAAGTTCATCATTGGTTATCTTACCGTCTGTTCCTTTCCAAATCTTTTTAAACGGCTTTACTTCCCGGTATGGAATACCGAGGTGCTTACACATCTCAACTATTTTTTTACCGGTTTCCAGGTTAGCGCCGACATTGGCGCCCATTCTGCCTGCGGTGGCGATATTCTTGGCTGGCCTAAACTTTTGATTAGCATTTTTCCAACCGGCTTCAATCTTCACCAAACCGATTTTAAGGCGATTTGCGGACAGGTATTCAAAAAGCTGAAAGAATGTAAGGGTCTGTAGTTTTAGCTCCTTTTTGCCCCTGTTCCATTCACACACGCCGGATTTATCAACGTCCGGGTCAATGCCGATGATCAGCACTTCCGGAATCTTGTCGGAATTTTCGGAATTCTGAGGGTAATTTCCCGCTTTTCTGGAACCACTCGCCGGAATAATCGGATTTTTAGCGGGTAATTTCCCTTTTTCTTTCAGATAGCGGCGATAGTCGGATATGGACCAGGGTTTGTTCATAGGTTGATTGAGTTTGATATAAACCGAATAAGATCTGTTTTCCAAAAAAATTTCATTTCCCCCTTTGGCCACCATCGACCATTAACCCGGATGCGGAACATATTTGATTTATCATCAGGACGGAATAGGTGTATAGGGAAGAACTCTATTTTCTGCGTCTTACCTGAACCACCTTTGCTCATATTTTTGAGCAACATTGTAGACGATGGTTTTCTCTTTTCAGCCATGGTATTATGTTTTAATGCTTGGGCTCCCGATCGCGAATATTACAGCTGCTTTAAAGCGCAGCCAACATGCCGAGTATCTGATCCACCTCCTTTTCAAACTTCTTCGACTGTTCCAGGTTCCATTTGTCCTTCTGCTTAAAAAACTGTTTCTGATGCTGGCGCATCTTCGCTGTCTTCTCGTGCAGCTGATTTAATAAATATTCTTTATTCATAACTAATTGATTTATATTTTATAATAATTGTTCGGTCCTTTTGCGTTCGTTTAGAACGGGTTATCTCCTTGGTAATCAACCTCTTGTTCGTTTAACGGCTTCCAGTTACCTTCTGATGGTAGTGCAACCCCGTGTGATTCATCTAGCTCGTAGAATTTCATTTTCGGCCCATCGAAGCCGATTGGCAACCTAAATTCGACACCATTTCGCCATTTACCTATAATCAAATCACCTTCATTTTCGGTGGATTCTCCTGTGTCGCTGTGTGTTTCAAAGCCAGATGCCCAATCCCGGTGCAGGAACATAACAACGTCCGCATCCTGCTCTAATGAGCCTGATTCTCGGAGGTCTGAAAGTTTAGGATATCGGTGCTCTCCAGTTCGTTTCTCAATATCTCGGTTAAGCTGAGCAAGGGCAACCACCGGAATTTCCAGCTCCCTGGCAAGCGTTTTAAGCCCTCTGGAAAGCTGCCCAACTTCTTGCTCCCTGTTGTAGTTTTTGTTTCCGGTCGATCCGTCAATGAGCTGCAGGTAATCGATGTACAGAACATCTAACCCGTGTTCGCGCTTTAATTTTATCGCTTTTGCTCTTATTTCAGGAATAGAAACCTTTGTTTTGTCTGAAACGTAAATCGGCAGATTGACTGTGTTCCGTGAAACGATGTCGTAAAACCGCCTATGCTCGGCTTCGTCCTTGGCTATGTCTCTGTAAATCTTCATGTATGGGATTCCTGTTTCCAAAGCCGCCATCCGTGCGGTAATAGCGATGTTTGCCATTTCCAGAGATAGAATACCCACTTTAAAACCTTTGCGAGCTTGGCCAATAGCCAACTTACCGAGTAGTGAAGACTTACCTACACGCGGTCTGGCGCCAATGATGATTAAATCCCCTGGGGTAAACCCTCCGTTGTCCCGATCAATTCGATTAAAAGTCGTTGTGATGTACTTAAAATCACCGTTAGCCATCTTAATTTGATGATTGAATAAATCGACAATCAACTCATCCATACTCACCCACTCTTTCTTTACTTCGCCCCCTAAGATGTCCTGAAGCTGATTCTGGAGGTTTTTTATATCAGATAAGGGATTTACTCCATCATCCTCCAAAGCGGCGTATTTAAGCTCCAAAATGCGCCTACGCTGCCATTGTTCGGTAAGTATATGGGCGTGAAATTCTAAATGAGCCGATGAGCATACGGAATTTGTTAACCGGAGAACAAACATGTGAACGTTTTCGCCATTGAAATCGTGGATCTTCTTTTTGTTCACCAGGTAATTACAGAGTGTTAAGCTATCAATCGGTACGGTCTCCTTGAACATTTCCTCTAATGCGGCATAAACATCCTTATGAGCCTCCGAGTAGAAATGTTCCGCTTTTAGAGATCCAATAACCCTTCCGATAGCATGCCTTTCAAGCACAATCTGACCAATAACAGCCTTTTCGAGTTCGTAATCGTAGTGTATGTGCTTTGTAAATTTCATCTCCTTACCTCGTAGGTTTTAGTTCGCTCGGTGAATGAATTTGATTGCTCCTTGGGAGGTAGTTTGTAGCCTTTAGCGAACTGGGAGCTTAACCAGCCGCCAAACATTTTTCGGTAAACAGAATCATCAAATCCCGCAATCGTGTCGTTACAAAGGCTTGCGTTGTATTTAGCCATCCATCTTTTTAAATCATCTTTGTTAAGGCTATTAGCCATACAAGTATTTTCAACCCAAATCGTATTATCGAATGCTACCTTTGCGGCCTTCTGAACAATCTCCGAACCTAAAGGATCTGGTTTTGGAATTTCCTCTTCAGATTTTTTAGAATCTAAACTCTTATTATCTTCTATATTTCTATTTATATTTCCATTTCCTAAATAGTTATCCAAATCGTTAACCATTTGGTTGAACCATTTGGTTACATTTTGGTTAGGATCTTCCAGAAAATCATCGATTTTGAATTTAGATTTAATCAACGACTTTTGTTCTTTGGTTAAATTTTTGGTTGATGACAAAAGACCGGCCAATGTTGCCGCCGCTATTTTTTTGGGTTTATAAATAGCTCTTTTATTCACTTCTACGTCCATTCTTTCATTGTAGAACAATCCCGATTCGTCGGCCTTAAACTTTTTTTGAAGGGTAGGCCAATGAGGGCCAAAGTCCGCTCCAAGAATAGTTTTTATTTCCTCCAATGATAAGTGTCCGTTGTTGAATTGAGCGCCTAATAAATCCATATAACACCCCTTTTGATGCTTAGTCATAAGCATAGTGCCGGTAAACCAATTATCCCAGTACCATAATATCGCAGGATCCTTAGCCAAAATCAATAATTAAAAAGTTCTACAATAATTTTTGACACTCGCTCTGATATTGAAACATCTGTGCAAAAAGACTTACCTGTGTTTAAATCCATTCCTAAAAAAGAAACTAAACGCTCTCCATCTTTCTCGACTAATACAACCAACCCTGTTTCCGATACCTTTTTTACAGACAAAACACGCCATCCTGTTTTTTTGAAACACTCTACAGTATCATGGCAATACTTACATAGTGTTTGAAAATTGTCTAATGGATAATCGTGAGGTTCTTTCCCGTATTCATACGACTTATGATGTACTTGTAATTCTGTTTCGGAATCTCCACAAAGGCAACAAGTGAAATTATCCCTTTGCATAACCTCTAATCGTTTTCTCTGCCATTTTGGATTTCTGAGTTTATCGGAATACACACTCATAAATAACCTCCTTTTTTTATATAAAACCCCCATCGCTTAGAGCCACCAGCGACATGAAAAGTATAAACACACAGAAATGAACGCCAGACGTGCTTTCGCTAATCCTGGGAGGATATTCCGTCAACTCATACGAAGGGGATAATATTTTTGACAACATCGGATCTGTGTGTTTTAATTTTAATAATCATATTCATTTTTATTGGTGAACCCAAAGATAAAGATAAAATGATTATTATATGAACATTTTTACGATTGATTTAATGTTTTTATAACAATATGTTACTTCTGTTTTATTTGGTTGATAATAAAGTCTGTAGTCTCTTTTAAGTCCGCCGACCTACCGCCAGTTTCTGCATGCGAGTCACCCGCATCAAAAGCTTTGCTAATAGCCTCCCTTACCTGCTCTTCTGTGAACATCCTGCGCTCTTTTAGGTCAAGTTCCTGCTCAACGAACATTTCATTGCATTTTGCTGCTGCAAACTCGTTGGCTTTGGCGTTGAGGTATTTGTATGTACTGTTCTTTAAAACATCCCTAACAACGTATGGGGCGTAGCTTAAAAGATAATCGACTTCATCATCCTGCGGTGTGATTCCCTTTATTTTAAAATGTTCTTCCACCACTGGCTTGCCTCAATGTAAATGAGTTATTTGTTTACGATCACGAATCCGTCCGCAGCTTTTAATTCGTCCTCGAAAATCTGGTCGACACGCACCTGCATTAACTCGTGCAACTCCACGGATTCAAGCCAAAAACGCAACGATCCCTCCGGCGCATCGACACAAATATTTACTTTAAATTTTTCGTTGGGAAACCCTTTAAAGATTGGAATATCGAGCGCAAAATCCGTAGGCGCATTGGTTTCTACTTCTTTGACAAACTCTCGCATTTTATTGCCGCGCTCATCACTTGAATCGCTGGATTTGATACTTACCGAAGAAGTTACTTTCATAAACTCCTTAACCATTTGCGCGTGCTTGGCAACATCGGGGAAGAACAGTTTATTAAACTTTAACAGCTTGACAAATTCGTCTTTGTTGAACATCTTGTTTTTATTGATGCAAAACTGTTCCAGTTCCGGAGCTAACTCCAACGTTCCTTTTACTTTTGTTCCGTAAAAGCTTTCAGGATTTAGTAACAGATCGATGGTAAGCTTTTCTTTGTCCACGATAACAACGGCTTTGCCAGCTTCTACGATTTGATTACCTATCGCCACTTGGTTACGAACTTTTAAAAAGTTGCCAACTGTTTTAATATCTCCGGATAAAGAGATTTTTTCGGGAAGGATCTCTGCTGGTGCTGGACCCGTTAAGAAGGTTAACACCTTGCCACCTGGCGTATCGATGGTTTTTAATTCGCCGGTAATGGCTTCGTTAATTACTGATTGTTCTGTTTTTTCTGACATGATGAATATTTTTTAAGATTTTTTGTGAATATTTTTTTTGAAAAAATGTGTGGTTTTTTACTGAGCTTTTGATAATTGGAAAACATTACCCTGTCTTTCGTCCGGGCGAAGGCGGCGGGATGAGATCATATAACCTTCTCCGTCATAACTTTCCATCATTCCTTCATCGAAATTGGCCATCTCATAAATGGTTCCCTCAACTGTTTCCTGTTTGGTTTTGATTTCGGAAAGCAGTTGTTTGTTATCCGCTTTTAAAGGATCCATCTTTAATTTAAAGTCATCCTTAATCAACTTTAGATCATCTTCAAGCACGTTGACCTTAATGCAGTTGTCAGCCAGCTTTTCGCGTCTTGAAATCAGCTCGTCTTCTGACAATGGTCTTTGATAAGTTGTTTGCTCAACTTTGGCGGCGTTTTCTTGTAACGCAACTTTTCTTTCGTACGCTGTAGCGTCTGGGAGGAATTGTTTCATAATTATTGTATTTTAATTTTTCCGCTTCCAGTCTGCCCACTGAACGAAGGCTGACATGAGAGCGAGGGTTAATAATGTTGTTAGGAGGGTCATTTCAAAATGGGGTTTTATTGAATTCGATTTCCAGACCTTTTACGGCAACGTGTACCGTTTTGCCGGTTAGTTCCTCGACTTCTTTTTTAAATCGTTTTTCGTCGCTGTTGCGGTCGCTAAGATGTAATATCAATATTTGATTAACTGCGCTCAAATCGTTTGCTTTCAAAAAGTCCTTACAGTTATCTAAGGAAAAGTGCGATTGCAAAACACGGTCACGGAGAAACATCTGTTCTGAAAGTCGTTGATCGATAATATCCTTTGCGTAGTTGGCTTCAATCATAATATTATTCAACTTAGGAAACGTATAAGAAATGTAATACGTGTCGGTGGCAAAACATATAAGCCCCGTTTCTTCGTGCTTTATTAAAAATCCAACTGTAGGAACATCATGTTGAACGTCAAATGGAACTATTTCAAACGAACCTGTTTTGAATTTCTTAAAAAGCTCTATAAATCTTGCGTTGTGGTGATTGTCTGTACCGATAGCTTCGTGCGTTTCTTTTAAAGCATACACCTTTATCCCGTTATTTAAAAAATCTAATGTTGACTTTGAGTGGTCTCGTTCGATGGGCGTGCGATATAACACACGCCCATATATTATTTATTTTAAAGTCAACAAACTTTTTATACTCAATAAACGGCATACCAGCTTCAATAACAAGGCTATGCTCTGTACTATCTTTAAGTATATACCCGTTTCCCGAACTACCAGAACCAATAACCTTAAGCTTCATAATTTTGTTTTCTTTTTCTTGGGTTAGCAGGAACAGTTAATGCTTTTACTAAATCCCATCCATATTTTTTTCTGGCTATAACTCTACTAATGGGAACATTATAAATTCGACACCATTCTGCCATACATTTTCTTATACCCCCTATTTCAATAATATTTACATTCCTTTTGTTGGATGCTTGTTGTGAAAATGTTATCCACTTACAATTGTCGGGTTCATAATTTCCATTAAAGTCTATTCTTTCTATAGATAAATCATCGGTGTATCCAGACAATAAAGACCATTTCATAAATGGCTCAAAATGCATCCATTCATTACAAACCGATATGCCTCTGCCACCGTAGTTCTTATAAGCTTTCCTATTTTTATTATAACACCTGTTTTTAATGCCTTGCCAAATTCTATATATCCTTGTACCGGTCATACCGTGTGTTAAAGAGTGTATCGGTACCGGCCTAAGACATCCGCAACTTTTTAAAAACAAACCTTTTACTTGACCAAGAGGACGAACAACCTCTTTACCACACACACACCTAAACAAGAACATTCTGAGGTTTCCCTTCTGTTCGAGTTCTTTTAATACCGTGAAGTTTCCGAAGACATCACCTGTGTTAACCAATACTCGCATAACTATCAATTTTAAAACCCTGGACCTTCGTTAAACAATTCGCCGTTTGCGTTAGCCTCAACCGGTTCAGGTTGCTTAGGTTGTGCTTTCGGTTCTTCCTTAACCTGCTCAGACTCTTCAAAGTCAAACACTTTTTTATTGGCATATGCTTTGATTTCAGAAGAAACAACTTCTGCTGCAACATCTTCGGTTCTATCAGCTTCTTCCTGTGTGTACATTGCGCCTAATTGAGCCGGAAATGCTTCACGCAAGGCCTGCACCTTAGCAATTTTTGAAATCATTGTGGACGGCTTTTCTTTCCATAGCGATTGCTGTTTATCGTACTCGTTAAGCGCAACTTTTGAAATGAATGGGAACTTTCTGCCCTTACGGTGAACCTCTGCCCAGCCGCCTAACAGTATATCGTCTTTGGTTTTAAACGAACCCTCAACTTCAATCACATCTTTACCCCTTTGTATAATAATGCCCGCCCTGATACCTTCGTAATCTTCGTTTGCATCTGCGCGTTTAAAAAATGCTTCCTTCGATACAATCATTGAAGCAGGCTGTTGACCGAACTTAACCAAATATGCTTCGTTAAGGAACGGGTTAAGCTGATTGTACTTACATATGGATATGAACTGGGTTAGGTCCTGGTCGGAAACCTGCCCGTTGCCTTTAGTAAGGAAATCTCTTACGATCTGATAGTTAAGTCTTACGTCCTGGCCTGCGACCTGGTACGTTACCTCGCCTTTGGGCCTGGTTGCCGGCAGGGCTGCTGCCACTTGTTTGTTTTCTGTACTCATTTTATATTTGATTTTAAATGTTTAGTGAATTTTATCTTCCGAAAATCCTAACGCCTTCAACCTGTTCGCATCTGAGATTATCAACCTTATTAATTACAGACTTACCAAACTCTTCAAGACTTTTTATCTTTTTGTTTGTCAAATCATCATCGTCAGAGGTTTCACAAATACTTACCCATCTTTTAATAAGCTCTCTGTTTAAGTCAGGATGATTAAGGTTGTTGCAATTTGTTTCGTGAAATTTCCTCGACCAGTAATTAACCGAATCGCTTATAACTTTTATTCTAAGTGTTAGCGGGAAGCATCTATCAGAAAGGTCTCTACTACTAAGCCTGCTGTAACCAGAAGAAACCTCTGTAATTCGGTTGTCTGACGTTTCTATGACTTGTTTTAATTCAAACTCACAAAAACACCAGTCTCCTTTTTTAAATTTTGGGTTATTCATTATTATTTTTTAAGCGTTTACCAATTCTTTTTCAGCAACCTCAACCGTTAACTCTTTATGCGCCGGGGAAAAAATAAGGTTGATTAGCTGCGCATCCGTTTCAATCACATCCGATACAGATTCCCTGTTATCCAAAAACACAGGCGCCGATACTCCAAAATGTTTCGACAGAGTGTTTATGATCGACAACCCTGCATTAATCTTTCCCGCTGTGTTCACATCAGCGAACGGAACACCATTTACAAGTGTGTCGCAGCACGGCTCTAACCCCCCGTTAACCTGCTCGCGGAACATGCGGAATGAAACGCCGTCGAATTGATCGCGCACCCTGCGTTCAATCTCATCAACTTTTAGTTTTGTAAACTCTTCAAGGGTGAAGATCTGCTTATCTACGTCGGCAATCTCTTTGGCCAATACCTTTTCCTGGGCTTCCAGTTCTGCAATACGCGCATCCGTTTGTTTAATTAAATTTTCAACCTGTAGGTCGGATTTGAGGCTGTCGATTTCCGCAGCAATAGAGATCTTCTTTTCCTTCAACAAACCGTTGTCAACAACTGGCCGTTCCGGCGCGGAGGCTTGCAGCTCAGATAATATCTGTTGATTAGCGATATATTCAAGATCAGATTGCAGCTTTTCATTGTAAACATCCTGCCACTGCTGCCCGTCCTGATCGGATAAGGCTTGCTTTTCCTTTACAACACTGGATTCAAGAGTTTTATACTCGGCATCCTTTTCCTTTAACTTCTCTTCGAGATCAGCAGCGCGTTCGTTAAGACCAACCAGTTGATTTGTCAAATCGGTTTTCTGGACAGCAAGCCTTTTGCCGAGGCTATTGATCGATTCTAACCTCTCGGCCTTATTGGCCTTGAACCGGTCAAATATGGCTTCTATTTGATCGTCTGGTAGCGCCTGTTTACACGTTGGGCAATTGGTTGAATCGTGGCACTCTTCCGCGTTAACGGTTGTCCATTTTTCACGAAGATTAACAATGTCTTTATCTACCGAAGCAGTCTTCGCCTCAATGGTGCTTATTTCAGATTCTGTAACCCATAAAGAGCTGCCCAGTGATGATATTTCACGATTGCATGCATCCAGTTTAGATACGGCTGCGTTCAACGCCGTGCGGTCCTGCTCACAGGCTTTTTTCGCCGCTCTGACGGCCTCGATTTCAATGATTTCTATCTCAGATTTTACTGCAGCAATCTTCCGGTTATGCTCATTGATCTTATCCAGTTCGGCCTGATACGCCTTGGTTGAATCCTCTATCTGCTCATCAATGCGCGCAACTTCTTTTTGCTTTTCAGCAATCAATTCCCGGATCCTGTCGAACGCGAGCGTCTCAGGCCGGGACCTCTTCACCTCATCAATCCGGGCCGGTATCAGCTTAATCTCTTTCTTCGACTTCTCAACCGAGGCGCGGAGCATGGACCGGTAATCTTCTTCGGATTTGTATTTGGCCAGCTTCAGAACCAGGTCCCTGTATTCTTTGTTGTCACCGGCAATGTCGGTATCGGATACGTTGCCGGCTATCCGGGTCAGCAGCTCCCGGCGCTCCTTCCAGGGAAGCGCGTTGAACGCCAGGGGAGAGGTAATGAGTTTAAAAATATATTCGTCGCAGATCTCGGACGCCACGGACTTTTTAAAATCAACTTGTTTCATGGGTACGCCGTTCCAAAAGAACGTGTTTTCGTGGCCCTGAAAGGTCGCTTCTTCAAAACCCTTTGCCTTTACCCATTTTTCGGCGTAGACGCGCTTAATTTCGATTTCTGCGCCATCTACATCGATCGTAAGTTCAACCTCATGACCCACGCGGCCCACAGGCTTGCCGTCTTCGGTTAATGTTTTAATATTAAAGTCAGATTGGCCGGAGCTGTCGCGATCGAATAGGGGCCACAGGAAGCCGTCGAAAATAGTTGTCTTGCCGGTACCGTTGGCACCGAAGATATTCGTCTCGTTTGGATCAAATTCAATCACGACGTCGTGCGCTCCTTTGAATCTTGTCAGCTTCAGTTTTTTTAACGATATTTGTTTCATAAATCAATATTTTGATTTTTAAATGTTAGTAGCTGGCGTTCACGCGCCAGTTATTTTTTTAATAGTTGTAAAGCCTTTTCAGAATCAATAATTATTTTGCGGCCTTCCTGCATTACCGCAGCATCTATTTTTCCGGATGATTTTATAGCGTGAGCTGTCGTCCTGGAACAATTCAGCAATGCCGCCAGACCTGATAAACCGTACACATATTTTTTTTCTGTGTAATCCTTTGCAGGAGGATGTACCGTATCTGCAACTATCTTTTTATGCAGGTCGACAAACTCGCCAACAGTGAGCTGCCATATAGGGGTTTCAAGGGTGTACATATTTATTTGGTTGAAATTTTAGGAATAAAGAATATCACTCGTTCATGATTTGCATTATTTTAATCCAGCTTCAGCAAGGCGCTTCTCAACGCGCTTGCACACAAACCAAATGGTTGAGGCAGAATGAATATTATACTTAGCCTTCAGGATGGCATCTACCGCGGTCGCCATAGCCCCTGGCTGGCTCAGTAGCTCTTTTCTTTCGTTATATATCGCCAGCTCTTTAGCCTCCTTCATCTGTCTAAAAGGGGTCTTTATCGAATTTTCGCTCATAATCTATTCAGTTTATTATTATTAAGTTACTTTTGCTACTCTTTTAATCGTTACTTTGAGTAAAGACGCTGTGCGAATATACAATCAATAATTGTAAATACAATCAATAATTGTATAAAAGTTGTATTTATTTTTTAAATATTGTTGCGTTTTTTGGTAAGTGGTTGATATAGTATGAATTATGAATGATATTGTAGATGATAAAAGTTTAAACGAACACTGCGATATGCTATTGTGGCAGATGTACAATGATGCCAGGTTTACGGGAACGAAAAAAACAGAAGGCTTTGATATAGATTATATTTCGGCAAACAGGATGGAGAATGATGGGTATATATCCGTAAACTGGCAGAAAGACGCAGAAATAAGATGGAGGGCAAAAATAACACAGCGTGGAATTGAGTTTGTAGCATCAGGCGGCTATAGTAGATTTCAGGAACACGTTGATTTGCAAAATGAGATAAAAAGAGAGAATTTAAAATTAATTAAAGCGCAGCAAAAAGAGATTGATCGAAATACGCTTTATTCTATTGGGAGTTTTGGAATTGCGGCTTTAAGCTTTGTTGTCGCCGCCATAGCTCTGATTAGGAGTTGTTGATTTGTTTCGGTCATGCCGCTGCCGTAAGATGGTGGCTTCAATCTGCTGCGATAATCTCTTTAAACGCCTATTGCCGCGAATTATCAAAATGCAAAACATTGCAGAAGAAGCAGAAGCAACAAGAGCAATGATAGCGATGGTCATAAAACAATTTTAAACAAAAATACAAATAATGTTCGTATTGAATGAAGCTCGGGAAAGGTTAGAGGAGGCTATTGCATACCTAATAGGACAGCGTTTGGTCAGCACTAATTTGGACATCGCTAACAAAATGATAGTTCATAAAAGCAGTGTTTCGTCAGCTCGAAATGGAAATGAGAAATATCTCACTCCTAATTTCTTGAAAAAGTTCACTGAAACATTTCCCTTTATATCGTACTCGTATTTAGCCAACGGCAATGGAAGAATGCTTGTAGGCGGTAGTGATGTGTTACAAAGCCCTTCTAAGAAAGATGAAACCAGCCCGGAATTAAGATCGTTGATCAACTCGATTACCGAGCTGGTAGAATGCAACAAAATCCTCGCTCAAACTAATAGAGAGCAATGGTTAATAATTAGTTCAAGCATACACGATCAATCCGAAAAAGCCAAGACGGGAGAAGAAACGTTCGTCGGGGATCCTTTTCAAGCCAACGTAGTTCACGAGGGCAATAAAGATTATTCTGAGGAAAGCGAGGGTCCAAAGAAGCCAAAGGGCACCGGTTCAAAAAAGGACATTTAGCGCATTCGTTCGTTGGTTGCAATGTGCTCATAGCATTAAAAATTTTAGAAGATTAAAACTTTCAATATATGGTTAAAGCGAAAGAATTATTATCAAAATCAAAATGACAATTATGAAAAAATTACTAATCGTCGCGTTATTGCTGCCAGTATTTTGCTTTGGGCAGAAAAAAGGTGATAATACTATTATTTTGAAAAAAAGCGACATTACATTTAATGATTTGACTAAAGAGCTTGCTGGAATGGGCTATGAAATAGACTACATAAATGAGAGCGTAGGTCAAATTGGGACAAAATTTGCAAGGGTAAAAAATTTTGACTTTTCGAGTAGACTTAAAATTCAATATTCGAGTGATAGTATTTCCGTGCAAGGTGTATTAAGGATGGATACTAATGTATCTGGCGTTTGGTCAAAGGAGCAGGAAGATATTGTTCAATTTGTTGGCCCTGCAAAATCTGCTCACAAACACACCTTTAATCAAATTTCAAATTCTTTTAAAATTGTAGCAAATAAGTATACGGGCGATATTAGTTATTATAAAAAATAAAAGCTAACACATGAGAAAATTATTATTACTAACGATTTCCTTCTTTCCTGTTTTTGTATTTGCGCAAAGCTATAATTATATGATGCGGTTAAAAAGCGTCAATATTAACGGCGTAAAAGATAGTACCGGCGTAAAAGATAGAGAGTTGAAATACTTTGAAAATCTATACGTCGACAGCGTCGCAGAGATAAGGATAACGCCCTCATCAAGTTCCGTTTTATTTTGGATTACAAATAAAAGCGAAAAAAAAATTACAATAAACTATGACAAGTTTGTGCTGATTGACATAAGCGGAGGCTCTCACAAAGTAGCCCCGGCGGAAACAAGAATTATTGATATTAGCTTAAGTCAAAAAGATAACGACCTGCTCCCAAATTCAAAGATAAGCGAAACCTTAATGCCAGTTGATGCCGCTAAATGGATTGATAACGATTGGGGAGGTAAGCCCGTTTTACCATCCTCAGAAAAGAAAAGAAAAACTCTTTTAGGCAAAGAGATGCGTTTTTTTATCCCGATTGTGATTGATGGAAAAACTATTGAATACACTTTTAATTATGTTATGGACTTTAAAAAATATTAACCCCTATGCACACCCGCCTAGCAGAAATAATAAAATACGTTACGAAGGGGAACCAGGCTCAATTTGCGGAGTTAATGGGCTGGAATCCTCAATACGTAACGAAGCTATTGAAGGGCGGCAGTTTCGGCATCGTCCCTGTCGTGGCGATAATAGAAAAATTTCCAGAAATAAACGCCCGTTGGTTTCTCACCGGAAAGGGAGCAAAAGGTTTTTAATAAAATGAATATGACAGATAACGCTGCAGAGCACATTGCTATAGTAGAAAGATTCTTCAAGGTACTGGGTGAACTAAAAAGAAAAAAGAAGATAAGAGGGGAGAAGACTTTTGCTGATAAATACAAGATCGGCCGCACCAGTTTATACATGCAAAAAAAAGATCCGAGCCGTGAGCTGCTTAAAGTCATTTGGCTTTATTATTTAATCGAAGACTACGGCGTTGCTTCCGATTACCTGATGGTCGGACGGGGGCCAATGTTCACCGTGAGAAGAAAAAAATTAAATGAAAAAGGGGCTTGATAAAACATAACGCCATATTTCTAATTGATAAAGAGCTTGATAGGGAGGATGGTAAGCTCAGGTACCGCATAAAATGGGATGGAGGTGTTGTTGCTTTTGGCGTAGGCTTTCGCGTGGACTTAAATAAGTGGAGTAAAGATACTCAGCGCTGCAAAACCAATACAACCCACGGCCCCAAAAAGATTGCGGCCAATGTTATAAACAAGGAAATTACCAGGTTTGAAAACATCGCAGAGGAGGTTTTTAATATCTTTGAAATTGCTGGCAAAAAGCCATCGGCAGAAGAGTTTCGCCATGCCTTTAATACCAGGATAGGAAAGGCTTCAAAATCACCTGTAGCCAACGACAAAAATTTTTTTGAAGTGTACCGGGAATTTACAAAAGAGGTCGGCTTTACCAACACGTGGGCGGACGCCACATATCAAAAATTTGATGCTTTAAAAAACCATATTACGTCATTCAATGAAAAAATTTCATTCAACAATTTTAACGAGAACGAGTTAAGCAGGTTTGTTGCCCATCTTCGCGATAACCGCAACCTTCGCAACAGCACAATTGGAAAGCAACTCGGTTTTTTAAAATGGTTCCTCCGGTGGGCAACGGCAAAAGGGTACAATAGCGAACAGGCTTTTTTAAGCTTCTCTCCAAAATTGAAAACGGCTGAAAAAAAGGTGATATTCCTGGATTGGGAAGAGCTAATGATATTTTGGAATAAAGATATTCCGGATAATATGCCCGGACTTTCCCGCGTGCGTGATGTGTTTTGCTTCTGCTGCTTTACCGGGCTACGATATAGTGATGTTGCTAATTTAAAAAGGTCAGACATTTTTAAAACGTACATCTCGGTCACCACCGTAAAAACGAACGACAGCATCAACGTTGATTTGAACAATTACTCCAGGTTTGTCCTGAATAAGTACCAGGACGAAACCTTCCCGGGAAACAGGGCTCTTCCGGTTATTTCAAATCAAAAAATGAATCAAGCTATAAAAGATCTGGGCAAGCTTTGTAAAATCGAAAAGCCTGTTCGAGTAACCTATTATAAGGGAAATAAAAGGATTGATGAAGTAGTTCCTAAGTACACTTTATTAGGCACGCACGCAGGCCGCAGAACTTTTATTTGCAATGCACTGATGTTAGGCATAGCGCCGCAAGTTGTTATGAAATGGACTGGGCATAGTGATTATAAGGCAATGAAGCCATATATTGATATTGCTGATAAAGCGAAGGCTGACGCAATGAAACTATTTAACAAATAA